GTTCGATCCAGTGCCGCGTCCCCGGCACCTCGAAAATCCTATACGCCTGAACAGCCGCACAGAAAGGAGAATACCATGTACTTTCTCGAAAATTACCGCGGCTTTGGCGTATACCTGATTGGATCGGGATATATCGCCCGTAACCGCGAAAGAATTTTAACCGCAAAGACCTACGCCGAAATGATCCAGTGCATCAACCTCTGGACCTGCTGTTGAAAGGAGCGCAACCATGAAAACCGCTGGATATTGGGAGTGCAGAAATGAGATTATCGCCGCGCGCCTCCCCACCCCGCACAAGTACGAACCGTTCACCGAGCTTTTCGACGTGGACAAGCTCGACGCCATCCGCGACAAATACGGCGTTGACCTTTACCGCGAGTGCTACGCATACGTAGTTCTCGAGGCCATGGCCGCCGCAAAGAAGGAAACCCGTGAAAAAATGACTTATTCTGAAAAAATCGCCGAAGTCAAGAAGGCCGCAGTCAACTGCCAAATAACCGGAGGCTTGCTTGACCGTGGATATTGGTATGGCGAAAATCCGTATGCCGATCAGCTGATCGAGTGTGCACTGCTGTGCGACCTTTTCCCCGAAACAGTCGCTGACCCTGAAAACTTTTGCAATTTCCGCAGATCCGATTATGCCATTCTCAGGCTAAGCAAAAAAGCCCAACGTGAAATAGGAGGTACAACTCATGTTGAACACTGAACAGACCCTCACCCGCGTTTTGCAGATCGTCCACGCGCTGGACGAGGACGAAACCGCCATTTATAACGCCGTCAGCAAAAACCCCTATGAATGGGAAAAAGCCGTCGGTCCCATCCCCCGGCTGTATTTCTTAGAACAGGATCTCCGCCGCACGTTGGTGGAGGAAGCCGCCACAAAGTCTGGGCGCCGCTCCGCCTTTTTCGCCGCCCGCCGCATCTGCGACGCAGCCGTGGCTAAGAACAGCACCCGCCCCGCTTCACAGGGCTTCTGGATCGACGAGGAAGGCAAGCAGTGCGTCTGCGACGGCTTCCGCGGCTTCCGCCTGAACAGCCCTATGGAGCTGACCGCCGCGCCGGAACTCAGCGCCGACGGTTCCCGATTCAACCTGGCGCAGATCATAGCCCCCACCCGCAAGAACACCCTGCGTCTCACGCTCCCCTCCGTGACGGAGGTTCGGGCGAAAATCAAGACGGACCGTGCGGAATGGGCTGCCAAGCGCCACCGCAAGGGCGAAACCTTCTCCCCTTATTACGATTTCGGCCCCGGTCTCCCCAGAGTCAACCCAAACTATCTGATCGACTTCCTTCAGCTGTTCCCCGACGGCGAGGCGTTCGCCTCTGAACAGAAGCCCTATATCACCCCCATCTATTTCCGGTCCGCAGACGGCGAGGGCATCCTCTGCCCCTGCCGCAAGGCCGACGAAGCCGCCGCCTGAACAGCGGCGCAGGAAGGAACCGTCCCATGAATGATAAAGCTATGAAGAAGTACAACGCATTGATTGAAGATCTTGTTTCTCTTGCCAAAGAGTCGCATGATTTCCGAGAGTCTATCGTCTGCACGAAGGCGTCAACAACGATCAGGTATCTTTTCAACGAAAATGAACGGTTTGCGGCGAAGCTGAAACACATGGAAGAAGCCACAAAAAGCGCCGAGTCTGAAAAGTTCAGTCTGCAATCTTTTATCCTTGCAAACCTCGTTCCCCCAGAGCAGCAGGTATATATATACGAACACGCCGGTGAACAACACTTAAAAATGGTTTGGTTCGGTCCGTTTTGCGCGCTTCCAGATTCTTATTCTCACCGCACTGTGGAGAAGGTCTTTGTTCCAATCCCCGAAGCACCGCATGGATATTATTTTTGTAGCCTTTACTTTGCCTTGGCCCCGGAATCCTAAATGTCAAAAACCCCCTTGGAGGAGTATCGTATAATAAAATCAAGGGCGAGATAGACGCCGCCCTTGCTTTCCATCTTTCTATCTTCCCTCACGCACGGCGGCTGCCGGCCTACCCAACGGCAGCCGCCAAACTCCAAAACAGCATGGGCGAAAATCGTGCGGACACGACGCAGACTCACACCCTGCGCGAACAGAGTTTTTGGCTTGTCCTCTGTTCTCCCGGTTCAACTCCGGTTTCGCTCACCAGCGGCGCGGATGCCGCACGTAGTATTCTCCTACCTTCCAAGCGTGGCCCGTAAGTACACGCTCGCCGTTCTCGGAGCGGTGCCCCGGTGCAACCCCGGCAGGGCAGCAACGCGGATATAGTTCATCGGCAGAACGGCGGCTTCCCAAGCCGCGAAGGTGGGTTCGATTCCCATTATCCGCTCCAAGGGCGCACGAGCGCCCTACATGGATCGCGAAGCCTCCTGAATGTGTATGACAGCCCGGAAAGACGGGCCGCCACATCACCCGCCATGGCGCAAACAAGGCGGGATCACGCAGACGTCCAACCGGTACTTCTGTCCTTTCCACCGGGAGCCGGGGACCTCTCCGGCCGTCTGCACCATGCCCGCCCACATAAGAGGTGGTTACTCTATAAACCGTAGTGGGAATGAAACCTCCATGTCTGGCAGTGGAGTCGGCGGGTTGATACAGCCGCTATCGGGATGGTGTTCTCGGAGAATCTGAGCAACCTGACCGCCGGGAAAGTCCGGCATCTATATGCAGATGTAGCTCAACCAAAAGAGCGGCGCTTTGGCGATGCCATTGCGATGAAGCAGGTGCAAGCCCCGCCGTCTGCACCATGGCAGGGAACGTTTTCGGGTGATGCGTCTCTGCCAGTGCTCCATGAATATATAAGCTGCGGCCCGCAAAAGCAGCTCGTCTCTGGCAACTGGTACTTGCCCTTGATGCCCCGGTGCAATTCCGGTTGGGCATAGGACCCCTCGCACCTCTCAACGATGTGTCCAAAACGGGACATTTGCAGATGTAGCTCAGTAGGCAGAGCACCGCACCAGGAGGTATGCGCTGGTTCAAGTCCAGCCGTCTGCACCACATCCAGCGCCGTGAGAAGTATACTCACAAACGGGTTGCCCGGAGATGGGCGCAGCAGGGCAACAGAAACGTGTACCTATGGGGGGCCAACCGCAGGCAGCCGACACGCAGCGGTGACAGTCTGGAAAGACAGACAAACATAGGGGCGAATGTTCCAAGGCTGGCGAGGCGGTCTCCAAAACCGCTTGGGTGGGTTCGATTCCCAACCGTCCCTGCCAGATGTATGCTACCGCATTGCGGCGCCGTGGAAGGGTAAGACCGCTACAAGGGGCTTGCCTGTGCGCTGTATGAAAGCGGCAGGTCGAAGTATTTAAAATTTAGCTGGACCCGGCTTGTGTAATGTAAAAGAAACGGATGCGACCGACATACCGGCGCAGGGCTGAAAAGTTCCGTGGTTAGCGCGTACAGAACCATGCAGAGCGAACTCCGAGGCGTGTTCATCGAAAGGTATGCGGAAGTGGTGAGGTAACGGCTGCCCTTGGGCAAGGCCGTTGTGTAGGGCAGTATGCTTGCCCGGTTCTGTACGGCTAATTGTGTAAGCAATCCAAACGGAGCGCAATGCTGGGAGCCTGTGTGAAAAAATACAGGGGTGTAGCCAAGCGGTAAGGCAAGGGACTTTGACTCCCTCACGCGCTGGTCCGAATCCAGCCATCCCTGCCATTGAAATTTTAGGAAAGGAGGATGTCCCATGAACAAGACTGAATTGATCGCCGCTGTTGCGGAGCGCACCGGCCACACCAAGCATGACACCGCACTGCTGGCCGACGCCCTGTTTACCGTCATCGAGGAATCCCTGATCGGCGGCAGCGAGGTCAAAGTCCCCGGCTTCGGCAAGTTCGCCGTGAAGAACCGGGAAGCACGGGTGGGGAAAGACCCCCGCACCGGCGAGGAAAAAGAGTTTCCCGCCAAGAGGGTTGCGGTGTTCCGCCCCGCAAAGCCCCTGAAGGATGCCTTGAACGACTGTGATCCCCTTCACATTGCGTAAATCGCCCACAGAAGCCCTGTAAGCGCCCCTTGAGTTTCGTGGGGTAGTTTTCAGCCCCCGCCTCTCTCTTATCTCTCAGGCCGCTTGTGGGGCCGTCAGCGCAAGAATTTCAATCAAGACCATACTCATACCGAAAAAGGGGGAACGGTTTCCGTTTTGGAAAAGGTTCCTCCCTTTTTTATCTCGACATTCCATGCAAAAGCGCCTATAATTTTTCTGTAAAAAGGAATTACACGCCTAAAGGTAAAGGAGAATTTTACAATGAAGATCATGAACCCCACCGCCATGAACCGATACAACGCCCTGCGGGAGGCCGCCGGGAAGATCGACCGTCTGGTCCCCCAGGTCCGCTTGCTGGACCAGCCGCCTCATGAGAACCGGGAGAACGCCTCCGTTGCGCTGGAATTTCCCACTCCCCTTGTGGTCCTTAATTCCACCATCCGGCAGGCCCTCTCTTTCCTGTTCTGCCAGTGCGACACCGTGCAGACGGACAAGACCGACCGGGGCATCTGCTTTACCTTTACCGTCTCTGAAATCTGGATCACGGAGGAAACCACATGAACTTGAAAACCAATGTCACCCGCAGGGGCTTCGCCTTCAGCGTCACCGCCGAGACCAAGGCGGGAGAGCTGCGGATGTTCGACCATACCGTGGACGCCGAAAGCAAGGAAGCCGCCCGCCTGCTCCTGATCTCCTATCTGGAAAGCCGGGGCATGGAGCTGGTGGAGGCCCGTCTGACCGGTGCGGAATAACGAGGTGCACTGCATGAGTAATCCAAACGCCGAAATGAAAGCGCTGGCTGATAGCCTCTGGAACAACTACTTCCAGCCCAAAGTGGCGGATGCTACCCGCTCCTGCCTCCGTCTGGAAAAGGCCACCGTAAAGGCAGCCCCCAGCGGCGGCACCGTGGCCGTCCAGCTTCCCTTTGACGATACCGTGCTAAATCTGCCCTACGCCTCGTCTCTCTCAGGTCTCACCGCCGGACAATCCGTATGGGTGGGCATTCCATACTCCGACCTCTCCAACGGCGTTGTGATGTTCGACGCCACCTTCCAGAACCTTTAAGCAAACAAATCAGCAAAGTCTAAGCAAGATTTAAGCAAGTTGTAAGCAAGTTAAAAAGCAAAGCCGCCCACCACGGGCGGCTTTTTCACAGGCGCTTGACTTCTCCTGCAAAATGCGATATGGTCAAACTATCAGGAATTTGGGAGGTTTTTGATATGGCACTGATAAAATGCACCGAATGTGGCAACATGGTCAGCGACAAGGCGGACCGCTGCCCTCATTGCGGCTGCCCTGTCTCTATCATCCTGAGTGAAACCGCAAAAGCACCGGAAAACCCGCCCGTGCAAGAACCGGCGCAGCGTTCGGCCCCTGCCCCGGAAGCATCGGCCCCCGCAGTGGACCCGGAGCCGCAAGCAGCGCATGATAAAAAGGTTCAGCAAGGGTTTATTTTTGCAATGTGCCTGGTTGTTCTCTGCATCATTGGCGTAATGGCGACTTCCGCAAATCAGCCGGTCCCCGCAAAAAGCCCCACCACCCCAACCACGCAGACCAGCGGGCATTCCTCAAAACACACCCCGTCCTCATCCTCATCCTCGTCCTCCGGCAGTTCTTCAACCACAAATACCGCCCGCCATTCCGATGATGACGCATTTTACTGCGCAACGCTGATCGTAGAGGACTATCTGAAAGCCCCGTCCACCGCAAAATTCTGCAAGCTATCGGATGCCACCGTGACCCATTTGGGAAACGGCGAGTATATGGTCACAGGCTGGGTGGATGCGGAAAACTCCTATGGAGCCATGATCCGCAGTGATTTTGTTGTCACCTATACCGCCACCGAAAAAGGCTTCAAAAACGGGAACGCCATTATCGGATAGCCCAAGCAAACAGCCGCCCAATTTCTGGGCGGCTGTTTTATTTGGTTGTCCCCAAAATCGCAAAAATCAAAAAGAGGATTGCCGCCCAAATAGCGGATACAATATTTTTCTCCACTCGTTCGTAGTCAATGGGTTTTTCCGGTTCCCCTTGCGTTGTCTCCCGCACCCTCATTGCTTTCTGCTTTTGTTTGTTCCACCACCACAGGTTATACTCTCGCTTCGCGTTGTTTCGGAATCGCTGTCCTCTTATCATACATCTTGTCCCCTTTCGCCTCGCTTCCCCCTTGACTTTTGCCAGACAAAATGCTATGATACTTCTGCCAGACAAAATAGGAGGTGATCATCCCCATGTCTGCCGCAAAGCTGGGCCGTCCCACAGACAACCCCCGCCCTCACAAAATCAGCATCCGTATCAATGACCGCAGTCAGCAGATTTTAGAAGCCTACTGCCGGGAGCAGAATGTCACGAAAACGGAAGCCATTGAGCGCGGGATCACCCTGCTGGCGACCGCCAAACCGATATAAAAATTCCCCATGCTGCTCTATCTTGCCGGACGGACAGCATGAGGAAACGGCAAATATCCGCAGGGACTCGCCAAATTCATTATGGTGCGGGCCTTGTGAAAAGTCAAGTATTCTGTCAAAAAGCCCCTTGTCAGCGGCTGGTACAATAAAGAGAGAATACTGGAAAGATCAAGGAGGAATCCCCAATGCTCAAGAGTTACTATTTCGACGCGGCGGCCCACGAACCGCCCTCCCCTGCCGCAGTCAAGGCGTTCACCCGTGCCCTGCCTCTCGGCAACCCCAGCGCCCTTCACGCCTGCGGCGTCGCCGCAAAGATCGCCTTGGAGGAAGCCCGCGCTTCCATCGCCCAGGACTTGAATTGTCTCCCGGAGGAAGTCTACTTCACCAGCGGAGCAACGGAAGCCTGTAACTGGATGATGGAAAGCCTGAGCGCCTACACCGGCAAGCTGACCTACCCCCGCCGTTACGAGCACCACGCCGTTCTGGAATATCCCCCCGTGGATCATCCCCACCGCACGGACCGCCCCGGCCTCACCCACATGATGGCCAACAATGAGACCGGCGAAATTTTTGACATCCACTCCATTCGGCGTAACGCCCACAACGCTTTGTTCGCCTGTGACGCGACCGCAGCTGTGGGCCAGATCCCCGTGGACTTCAAGGCCCTTGGCGTGGACTATCTGGCCTTCGGCGCTCACAAGTTCGGCGGCATCTCCGGCATCGGCTGTCTGATTGTCAAGAAAGACACGCCCCTGATTTCCATGATCCGTGGCGGAGGTCAGGAATGGGGCAAGCGCGGCGGCACTGAAAGCGTGGCCCTCGCCTGTGCGATGGCAGCGGCCCTCCATGACCGCATGGGCAATATGATCTCCGACATGAAGCGGATCGCCCGTTGCCGTGACCTTCTCATTACCAATCTGTTTAGGTTCGTCCCGGATACCTATGTCAACGGCCCCTATACCCCCGGTGACGTGGCTCTCCGACTCCCCGGCAACGCCAACCTCTCTTTCCTTGGCGTGGAATCTCAGGCCCTTGTCATGGCCCTGTCTGCGGAGGGCGTGTACGCTTCCTCCGGCTCCGCCTGTACCAGCGGAGAGGCTGACGGAAGCTATGTCCTCCGGGCCATGGGCTACCCCGCCAGCCGCGCCCGCTCCGCCGTCCGTTTCACCCTCCCCTATACCGTCACCGTGGATGATGTTCTGGGCGCCGTTCCTATAATCGTCAGTGCCGTGGAAAAGCTGCGCCGCCTGACCCCTACCCCATGAACGCCGGGCCAGACCGTAACGCTTGACTTCTGCTTCAAAATGCGATATGGTCAAACCATCAGGAATTTGGGAGGTTTTTGATATGGCACTGATAAAATGCACCGAATGTGGCAAAGAGTTCAGTGATAAGGCGTCCGCTTGCCCTAACTGCGGCTGCCCTACAAAGGATGTTTTGTCCGAACTGGCCCGGTCTCAGGAAACGCTGGAAGTAGAGCCGAAAACCGCAGAACCTCCTGCACCTGAAACACCAACCACACCTGTGGAATCCGCTCCACAGTCTACGCCAAGTGAAATGATTCTGCCTGCTACGGGAAATGACGATACAGAAAAGCCTTGTGGGGAAAAGAAAGGTCATAATATTGTTCAAATGCTTGTCGGCCTTTTTATCTGCTTTGCCATCCTTTGTGCTGGTTTTTTCGTATTCTCTAAGAAAACAAATAAAAATCTTCAAGATACGCATACGCAAACAAAAACGAGCGATACTTACCATTCTTCAGGAAGCTCCTCCAACTCGTCCAGCTCTTATACGAAAAAGACGGACACGAACACCGCTCGCCATTCCGACGATGATGCCTTTTACTGTGCACAGTTGATTGTAGAGGACTATCTGAAAGCGCCGTCCACCGCAAAATTCTGCAAGCTATCGGACGCCACCGTGACCCATTTGGGAAACGGCGAGTATATGGTCACAGGCTGGGTGGATGCGGAAAACTCCTATGGAGCCATGATCCGCAGTGATTTTATTGTCACCTATACCGCCACTGAAAAAGGCTTTAAAAACGGGAACGCCATTATCGGATAGCCCAAGCAAACAGCCGCCCAATCTCTGGGCGGCTATCCGTGCATGAAAAATAATGCTTGACATTTTGTCACGCACAAACTATACTTAATGCGTGACGGAAAGTGAGGTGAACAATGTCACCAAAAACCGGACGCCCAAAGGCCGAAAACCCTAAAGATGTTCGTTTCAGTATTCGACTGGACGCTGAAACCGACAAGCGGCTCTGCGAATATTGCGACCAGAATGGAATTACACGGGCCGAAGCGATTCGCGCCGCCATCAATCGCCTTTTGAGCAAAAAGAAATAACGATGTACTGTCAATTTCTTGGCGGAAATCAGTACACCGTTATCCAAACAACCTTTCGGAAGTCTGTAAATATTCTACTACACTTCTTTCGAAAGGTCAACCCCCATTATTTCCACCGACAGCGAAAAACCCTCGTAAAACCTGTCAAAAACCTCCTTGGAGGGCTGTGGGATAATGGAAGTATCAAGACCAATCGAAAGGAGTTTTATTTATGCAAGAATTATCAGTAATTACCCACAACGGCGTCGAGACCGTTGACAGCCGTGAGGTCGCGCGGATTACAGAAACTCGCCATTCGGATTTGCTCGAAAAAGTCAGCAATTACAATAACTTTTTAACCAACGGAAAATTCCGTTCGTTAGATTTCTTCATCCCCAGCACCTACACGGACAGCAAAGGAGAGGAACGTCCCTGCTATCTTCTCACAAAAAAAGGCTGCGACATGGTAGCTAACAAAATGACCGGTGAAAAGGGTGTCCTGTTCACCGCCGCTTATGTCACCGCCTTTGAGAAAATGCGCCAGACGATTTCTCGCCCCCTCTCCCCCGCCCAGCAGCTTTTGGAACAGGCCCGCCTTTTGGTGGAGCAGGAACAGCGGCTTGTGGCTGTTGAAAATCGGCAAGACGAACTGGACTTAAAGGTTCAGCGCAATTCTGATACAATGGATAAGGTCACAGCCGCCTATGTCGCTCCCATTTCCTCCGGCGATAACTGGCAGGAGAGCGCCAACCACACCATCAACGCCCTGGTCGAGCATTTCTGTCTCAACCACCAGATGTTCCGCCGGGAACTCTATGAGGAACTGGAACGTGAATCCGGCTGCGATCTCCAACAGCGTTTGACCCGGCTGAAAAACCGCATGAAAGCGGCGGGCGCTACCGTCACCCAATGCAGAGCCGTCACGAAACTGACCATCATTTCTCAGGACAAAAAACTCCGCTCCATCTTCATCGGCATTCTGCGCCGCCGGACGCTGGAATTTACCGCCGCCGAGACCGCTTGACCTTTACACATTTTTACACACATTCAGGAGGAAAACCGACTATGTTGACCGTGAAAGATATTGTTTCCATTCTGCAATTTGGAGAGTTTGACGACAAATACGGAAAAGAAGTGCCCCGCCTCACCGTCTCCGCTGACGGCCTCGCCACCCACATCAACCCGGAAAACAAACTGGAAATGGCCGCTTACGGTGACTTCATCGTTGACCGTATCCATGTGGACGAACTGGGCGTGGATCTCTGCGTGAAAAGCAGTCTGTGCACCGCCGGGGCCTGATACGCCACCAATTTTAGGAAAGGACTGATTTTATGGGAAGAACCTCTGCGCAGGAGCGCCGGGTCATGTCGGCCTTAGACTCATGGCTTCGCAACGTGCAGGCCAGCGGCGCGGCGGAGCGCACCGTCACCGCCTACGCCGCCGTCACAAACAGTTTCTATTCCTTCCTCGTGGAAAGCGGCCTTTCCACCGAGGAACCCACTTTCACCACCATGCAAGCCTACCGGGATCACCTCTTTGACCGGGGCCTCTCCCCTGTCTCCGTCCGGTATCATCTGGTGGTCCTCCGCTCCTTCTTCACCTACGCCAGCTCCCCGGAACTGGGCGAGGATCGCTTTTATGAGCAAAACCCCGTTTCCCTTTACCTGATGCCCTCCCTCCGCAAATTGGGAAAGCGCCCCTATGACGTGCTGCTCACCGACGAGCAGGTCTGCAAGCTCTGGCGGGATTCCCCCGTCCGCACAACCCACCCGGAGAACTGGCCCCGGAATTACGCCATCGTGATCCTGCTGCTGACCACCGAACTGCGCAATGCCGAACTGCGGGCCTTGACCCCTGCGGACATCGACTTGGAGGACGCCGCCCTCCGCGTGGAACACGGCAAGGGCGATAAATTTCGGGTGGTGGACCTGCCCGACATCGCCGTGGTAGCCCTCCGCCATTACCTCGCCAGCGGCATCCGCCCGGACGATCTCCCGGATACCGCCCCCCTGTTCGGCACCCTTCGTTCCGGCGAATGGAAGTCTGGCACAAAACAGTGGCTTTCGGAGCTGGTGGAGCGTCACGTCCGTTCCGTCACCGGCGTTCCAGACATCCGCAGCCACGATCTCCGCCACGTCGGTTCCCGTCTGGATCTCAATTCTGGTATGCCTGAAAATGAACTGCAAGCCAAATTGGGACACGCCAGTCCCGTCACCACCCAGCGTTATTCCGGGCGGCTCATGGACCGTTCCGGACGGAAAAGCGCCAAGAAGGTCTTTGCCGAACGTGACTTGCAAGCCAAGCGCAGTGCCGACAAGCTCACCGCCTTTTACGCCTGATCCCCAGCGCTCACCCTGAAACCAAAACACACGCCCATGCGATCGTAACGCATGGGCGTGTGTTTTTATCATGTGTTTTTCAGAGAAAGGACAATTCCCATGGGTGTTGTCTCCTTAACGTTGCAGATTAAGAGTTTTATGCGCTTGCTTCCGTCCATCCGTATACGCCGGGTTCCCACACGTTCGCATCCACGTTAGACGTCCAGTGCTTGCCGTTGTGGCTCACCTTGGCCCCCTTGGCGTAAGCATCCGTGCTGCCCACCGGCTGGCTCCACTCCGGCCATTCCTCGGCAGGGTCAGAAATGCCCACCCACATGGACGGGCTGTCCTCCGGCGTCCACGTCTCCTGCGACGTGTGGTCTTGCAGGCACTTGTACAGCTTGCCGTTCCGCTCCCGGATATTGCCGGTCTCGTAGGCCACCGGGAAGGCCCACGGGGCAAACAGCTCCGTGTGCTCACTGGCGGTTACCGCGTCGATATTGCCAGCCTCCGCCAGCGTCACAAAGGCAACGCCCACGGCTTCGCTGCTGCTCCGCACCATCTCCCCAGCGTCCACCTCGCATACCTGCGCCCCATCCCGGAAGAGATACGGTGTCCCCCGGTACGCCACGCCCTCCGCGTGGTTTACGTCCGTCAGAAGATATACGCCGGAGGTGTGTACCCGGATGTAGTTGACCTTCTCGGTCAGGTAGCTTTCCCCTTGCGGGGTGGTAATTCGATACATTAGGCAACTCCTTTCAAAAGCATGGTGGCTTCGTCAAACAGGGCAGTTTTGGGGAGAATTAAAGTGGGAATAATTCCGCCGCTATATATCGGCTCATCAAGATCACTGTAGGTGCCGACCGCAGCAACACACCACAGGGCAGTGGTGGTTGATACTATCTGAGAGCGAGTATACCAGATTGCATTTGAACCATTAAAAGTCCTCATACGCTTACCGTCGCCTTCAGAGCCGGAAGGGAAATAATCTAATTTTGCGCCGTCTACGGGGAACTCCGCAGCATCACTTGTAGTCCATCCCAGTTCATATCCTCCAAGCAAAAAAATCTTGCAGGGCAGGCCGTTGGCTCCGCTCTGAATTGTTCCTGTTCCGCCACCTTTGAGATACGGAATCTTTACTTGCTTGACAGAGGCTCGTTCCATGTTTCCCAGACTATTGAAAAAGTCCCCATTTAACCAAGTGTTGATGGCGCTGGTCTCGTATATGTTTGCATTGGACGTGTTCCATTGTCTTTCGCTGTGAATATCCTTCCTCAGCAGCCACGTCCCGTCACAGCTTGCGTCATACAAACTGGAATTGCTGGGAATCCCTTGGTTGACCACCAGATATTCAACCGCCGTACCGCCCTCCATCAGTTTGACCACCGACCCCACTGCCAGCGTCCCGGCCTGAATGCCCGTCACCGGTGCTTTCAGCAGCGGCACAATGCCGCTCATAATCACTCTGCCCATCGTGTCACCCCTTTGATACAAGAATCGTGATGTGCATATTGCTGAATGTGCATTTGTCATCGTTGGCATCCTGCGAACTGTCCTTTGAGTAGGTGAACTCCACTGTCTGCCCCTTGGCAAGACTGCCGTTGTACGTCTTGTTTGTGGTAGCACCGGATACGCCATCTTCCACCGTGGTTCCGCCCACTTTCAGCGTGAATTTGTCATAGTCGGCTTCGCTGGAATAGGAATAGTTGAATGCCAGCACGGAAATGTCCTGCTTCGCCGTCAGAGCGGTGGACGCTGTGGAGCCCTTCACCCTCGCATTGTTAGAAGTGAACGTACTCCCGGAGCCTTGGAAATAGTAACCCCCGTTGGCCACAGTAAAGTAGTCGGCAATATTGCTCTCCGTAATGGCAACGATGACCTCCTTGACCGTGGACGGTGCCGTATGCACCTCGCCCTTCCTTAAAAATAAACAATGTCCCATTAGGCCACCCCTTTGAGAATCATGGTTGCCTCGTCAAAGATGGCCGTTTTGGACAGCACCAGCGCCGGACGGATGCCGTATGTTCCAGTGGCAACACCGTAAAGGATCTCACCGGTGGAATCAATATCCCACACAAAGTTGGTATCATCTTTCCACGGAGAGCGGAGCCCCCATGCACTGGCTGCACCGTTCAGATTTGCAATGCGCTTATTGTTGGCAGATGTCCCAATCCCCGTATCAAAATAGCTCAACTTCGCGCCATCCACGGGGAAACTGCTGTTGTCACTGGTTCTCAGCCCCAATTCATAGCCGCCCAGCAGAAAGACCCTAACACTCAGCCCGTTGGCCCCGCTGTTCACCGTGGAAGTCCCCCCACCTGTGCAATACGGGATTTTTACTTGCTTCACCGCATTTCCACTTGTCAATGTGTTGAAAAAATCTCCGTTCAACCATGTGTTAATAGCGCTGCTGGCGTATGTGCTGACGTTGGAAGAGTTCCATTGTCTTTCGCTGTGAATATCCTTCCTCAGCAGCCACGTTCCGTCACAGCTTGCATCATACAGGCTGGAATTGCTGGGGATTCCTTGGTTGACCACCAGATATTCAACCGCCGTGCCGCCCTCCATCAGCTTGACCGTAGACCCCACGGCAATGTCCTGCGCCAGAATCCCCGTCACCGGCACTTTCATCCCCGGATTTCCACCTGCCACTGTTACCCGTCCCATCAGCTCACCTCCGCAACAATGGGGATTGCAACCGTGTTGGCGTCCCCGAAGATGGTAAACTTGATGCCGCCGTCATAAGTCTCTGCGTAGCCGTTGGTGATATAGGTCAGGTACTGGTTTTCCGCCTCCACGAAGGCCGCGTAATCGTCGGAGGTCCCACTGCCGGTGTAAACATGGTCTACCGTGGCCGTTTGGCTTGCCAGCACGCCGGGGATCGCCACGCTCTGGGTCTTGACCCCGGTGTCGCTGTCCTCCGTCCAGTTGGTCCCGATGGTGGCGGTGTAGGTGGCCCCCCCGCCCCCAATAGGGCGTTGGTCAAGGGCTTCCAGTTCGTCTTCGATTTTGTTCAGATGTTCGGCGTTCAGTGCCGGGGCCTGTCCGTTGACCCATACGGTTTTCTCGTATGCCATTACATCTGCCCCCTCTCAGGAAAAGAAAGGGCCGTTTTTTTGCAACGATTCTTCTGCATAAAAGTTCCTCCTTTTGATCCGGTGTCCTTTTTGGCTGCTTCACTGTTCAGGTGGGCCACCCCGTCACGGTGGCCGTGGGGAAATCCTGTACCGACACGGCGGAAATCTGCATGGGGCCGCTCCACGTCAGGGGCCTTGTAAACCCCTGCACCAGATGCCGCTCCACCGGAGACCCCGCCTTGTCGCTTCGCACGATAGAAATGAGTTCATTTTCGTTCAGGTGCATGATCTGGCTGCACGAAACCGAGACGGACTTTTGCAGTGCCGCGGACCGTTTCAGCTTCCACACAGCCAAGTCCTCGCACTGCCGTTTCGTGGAATAGCCCGCCGCCCGGTAGCGCACGGTTTTGCGCCCGATCCGGCTTACATTCGTGCTGCTGGCCGGGTCAAGGTTCTGCGCCCGCGCCGCCACCTGCGGGCTGTTGTTCACCGCTTCCCCAATGACGATAAAATCGTTGTACACTTCCGTGTTTTTTTCCGTGTACTCCGTCCCCAGCAGCTCCGCCTCGCTTTGGGAGAACTGCCACGCCAGCGGTTTGTCGCTGTCCAGAATGTCATCCTGAGAGGGATCGATCCGCAGCGCGCCGGAGGCATCGTACCCGATCCACGCCGCCAGCATTTCCGCAAGACCGAGGCACACGTCCGCATAGCTTCCGTTGTCGCTGTCCACCCGCAGGGTGTAGGGTGCGTCCGTCAGCTTGGCCGTGGAGCCGTTGGGCAGGGCCTGCGTTTTGCCGTTGTAATATTCCGTGAATACCGGGGACACGTTGTCCACCAGATCCCCATTCCCCCGGTCCAGTTTCAAAAGCGCCTGAATGGGTGCAAACACGTTGGTCCCCGCCTTTACCTCGTAGGTCCCCTCCAGATAGCCGAAAAGCGTTCCGTCAAGATCCGCCCATTTGTCCACCAGATCGTATTGGGCCGTCCGCTTGGCCGGTTCCAGCGTCTCTACCGGGTCCTTCACCAGAAAGACCCCCTGTTGGATGTAAAAGTCTGTTCCGTCGCTGAGCACAAGACCCTCGTCCAGTGCGATCCGGTTCCCGAACCACACTCGGTTGATGTTGTAATCGAACGTGCCGTCCAGATTCGCCAGCGTCACCGAGGCCGTCCTCCGCTGGCCGTTGTTCAGATTCACGGACAAACTCCCGTCCGCGATAAACGCCCCGGCAAAGCGCCCTGTGGGGTTGTTGTCCAGTGCGAAGGCTGTGGAGCCGTCCGGTTGTAAAAACCGCAGACGGCACAGCTTGGTAAAAGGCCGGCGCAGCATCTTGCGGTAATCGTTCATCCGTTCCGCTTGGGTCATTTCTGCATCGCCTCCCTCTTATGCAAACAAAGCGTCACCCGATGTGAGCAGGATACGCGCCCCGTCCGCGGAGCCGATCTCCACCCACGGAAGCGTCACCGTCTGCACCTGCTGTCGGCTGCCGTCCATGGTGCTCATGGAAATGGCCCCGCCCGCCCGGATCTGCCACAGGTCTCCCCGCCTGTCTTTCAAAAACAGGGTGTCCTGCGTGGTTGAGAGGGCGTACACGGCGTCCCGCACCTCGTTGGTATCCGTATACTCCCCATTCGGCAAAACGTGCCCTATGGCCGCTGAGAGCGTCCCGGAGCGGTAATCGCTGGGGGAACTCTGTACAGTAGGATACCGGGTAAAATTCCCCAGCACACCGGGGCTGTTGTTGTTGCTGATTTCCCCGCTGGCCACGTTCAGGCTGAACCGGAAGATTGCCGCCGGGTGATAGCCCCCATCTGCGTCCATGGTGCATTGCAGAACCGTCCAGTCCCAGAAGATGGGCGTCACCGCGTCGGAGATCATGGCGTTGGTCACGATGACCTCCTGCCCGTCCGCCGTCTGCCCCAGTCCGAACATATAGTAGCGGTATGTCTCCTGCGATACCGCCTTGCAGTCCAGAATGGCCCGCTCCGAAAGGGGCGTCTGCGCCACCGGTTCCAGCGTTGCTTCCCCCTCGTGGTAGCGGTAAATGGCAAAGCCCGTCAGCGTTCCGCTGAAGGCCAGGTTCCCCGCCTGCAGGCCGCCTCCGGCGAAATCCGTCTGGAATAGTGTGTTCCCGGAAAACGCCCCCGGCGTCCAGCCGTCCTGGTTCAGAATCTGGTCCAACACACTGGCTTCCAGAACCTCACCCGTCACCCACAGATAGTCGCAGGTTTGGACACCGCCCAGCGTCAAAGAGGTAATGGATCGCCCCGCCAGTTTCACCTCGCTGCTGAAAATGTTGCCGGACTGAGTGCCCTTGTAGGGATACAGCTCCGGTCCGGGGTACAGGGTCACGGCGGGATACAGGGCGTTGACCCATGTAACCTGCCGGAGATAGATTTGTCCGTCGGTGATCACCAGCGTCCATTCGTCCTCCGCCGTTACGCCGCGCAGGGTGTCCTTCCAGACCTCCACGCCGTCCACCGTCATAGAAACGCCGGACTTCCCCAGCGTCACGATGGCCGCGCCGCCATTCAGCCCCACCGTCAGGATGGGGTTGTCGCGGGTCACGTCCACCATCCCGCTCCACACCAAGCTCCACGGCTGAGCGTAGTTCATCGGCTGCCCCGTCACCTTGTCCCAGATCACGGTCCCATCCGCTCCCAATACCAGCTTTCCGTTTTGGATGCGGTTTTCTCCTGCCGCCGTGCCCTGCACATCGTACAGCCCCGGCCATGTCACCCGGATACCGGACTTTTTGCAGTTGGGACAGGCCACCACTGCGCCGGTGGGGGTGGCGGTAGCGTAGGCCACCCGGAAATCCACCCAGCCGGTGTCTGCCTGAACGCCGTTCTCCGTCTGCACCTGACAGCGAACGGCGTAATCCGTGTCGGAAAACAGGCCGTCATACTCCATCCGCAGTTCCGCCGTGCCGTAAATGCGCCCGCTGTCATAGAGCGCCGTATCGCTGCTTTTTGCCCGGAGCATCCACCGCACCCAGTTCAGCGTGTCTCCCTGCGCCTGAGAATAGGCCGCCGTAAATGCGTACTTCCGCACCGTCAGCGGCGAGGGGATGGCGGCCACGGTCAGTACCGGGTCCGCCCTCGTCAGAAAGACCGATGCGCTCCGCTGGGTCACGCTCTCTGCGTCGGTCTCCCCCCACCACTGCTTAATGATCAGCTTGTACTGCTGCCCATTCTCCATATTCGCCCCGCTCAATGCGTCAGCTGGAATGGTGTGGGTAAACAGCACGGTGTTTCCCGCGTAGTCGATCCCATAGAAGGGACATCCCTCCGTCAGCTTCCCGGTGGAATATACCTGCGTGGACGCCGCATCGTTTTTGCAGATCGTCAGGGAAAATGCGGTCATAGCGGAGTTGCCGTTCACCTGCCAGCTCACCGCCAGCGGCTTTGTAATATCAACCGTGCCGTTTCCCAGTTCCCCAAGGGACGAGGGATAAATATTCGTTGGTTGGAATAATGCCATGCGCCCGCCTCCCTTAATTTTTGTAAAGGCCCAGATTCCCGGCCCCGCTGTTCAGTGCCCGCATCACCTGCGCAACGGTCAGCCGGTCAGCCGCCTCCGCCCCGATCTGAACGCCGTTCACGCTGTAGCTGTCTCCGTAGTGGTCATAGCTGGTTCGGCTCATCACCGTTTTCCCCGGCATGGTGCCGCCCCGCTCCGCCGCACCGTACAGCCATCCCAGTTCACTCATCCGCTTCTGGAAAGTGCTGTCCGCGCTGGGTTCCAGCATTTTCTCCGCCAGCAGCGGCGGGATTACGATCTCGTCCTGACTGGTGGCCTTGATGCCCCCCAGACCCTTCAAAATGCCGCCGGAGTCATATTTTTTGTACGGGTCTTTTCCACTGTATTTGTCATTGATCTTGTTCTGGCGCTCTTCTTTCAGTTTGTCGATGGTGGCCTGACTGGCGCCGCTCTTTTCGGCATTTTTGATTGCCAGAGAGTAGTCCACATTGCTGTCATAGCCCTTGCCGCCGGACGAGCTGGACGAACCGCCTTTTGAAGAACTTCCGCCGGAACCGCTTCCGCCTCTGTCCGGGTCCTTGCCGCCGTACATGGCGTTGATCTTGTTCTGCCGCTCTGTCTCTAACTGCTTGATCAGCCCTTCCCCGGCCCCGGACTCCTTGGCCTGCTTGATGGCAAGGTTGTAATCCACGTTTTTGTCATAGCCCGTGTAGTGCATCTCGTTGCCGTCCGCGTCCACCTTCGTGTAAAGCCCGGAAAGTTTTCCATTGACAGCTCCCTGATGTACGTTGATGGCGCTCTTAGCATAGCCGTTTTCGTCATACGTGATGATATATCCGTTTTTCTCAACGGTTCGCCCCGCCAACTTTGGGTCACGGCTCATATCCGCGCCGGTGAAGGACCCCTTCACACCCTTTCCGTATGGCGTGGTGTCCCGGTAATTCAGGTTGGCGTCGCTGCCGTCTGCCAGCTTCCAGCCGGAGTCCCCCTCCTTGAACCCCTCGTTCATTTCTGTTTGTGTCCAGCCGCCGCCCGGATTCTTCGTGAAATCGAAATGGAAGCCGCCGGTGGCCCCGGCCGCGCCCATCATCCCCGGCAGCATCGTCTGTCCGGGGAGCATGATCCCATTCATAGCCCCGGCAATGTACTGATTCAGCTTGCCCAGCAGGTTGTTGACCTCCTCCACCTGCTGCCGCATCTTGGGCGTGCCGTTTCTGGCAATGTCGCTGAGAATGTCGTCAATGGTCCGGGTGGGGTCCTGTAAGCTGTCCGTGATCTTCTTCCACTCGTCCTTCAGGGTCTCGTAGGTCTCTTCGATCAGCTTTTTCTTGGCCTCCAGCTCGTCGATTTCCCGCTGAAGGGCCAACTCCCGCTCATACTCCGCCAAGTCCTCTTTGGCCTTTTCATAGGCATCCTGTGCGGACTTCACGGACGATGCGTTGGCTTCCCACTCCCACTGTCCGGTTGCGGCATTAAATACCCGCACTGTCCGTTCCTTCTGGGCTTCCAGCAAGGCGTTCTGCTTTTCCAGCACCGCCGCCTTCAGCTGTTCCAGTTTCAGGGCTTCGTCCTCGGCCTGCTTGGCGTCCTTCAGCGCCGCGATCTGCTTGTCGATGGCGTCAACCTGCTTGTCACGGGCATCCGCCGCTTCTTCCAGCTTTTTGTTTACGGCATCTTCCAGTTCGTCCCAAAGATCCTCCTGCAGTTCCTTGATCTGCTTGGTGATCTTCCAGTGCTCCGTGGACAGGGCGTTGATGTCCGCCTGACTGGCCCCGATCCGCCGCATATACTCCGCCTGTGCGTGGAGCGCCGCCTGGATCTGCCGCATCTTGTCGATCTGGTCCGCCGTGCTGTCCCCACGCTCCTGCATAAGGGAAAGTTCCGACTTCCGCAGGGATACGATGTCCTTCAGCCGTTCCAGCTCCGCGTCCTTAGTGGATTTCCCCGTGGACGATGTGGTGGAGGACGTATCCACTGTGGAGGTGGTATCCACCGTCCCGCTGTCCCGCCCGGTGTCCGTAAACATGGACTTGTAAATCCGGTTCAGAACGATGGCACGGGCTTCGTCATAGGTCTTGGCCTTTCCGGTCTGCAACAGGCCCTTGATGGTCCGCTCTACATCCTGCGTCTTGGCGGCGCCGATCATGCCCACGGAATAGGCTGCCGCCCCGGCCTCGGTGGCCAGCTGCCGCAGTGCTCCGATCTGCTGACTCAGGTCCAGCTTTTTCTCGTTCAGAACGATCATCCGCTTCACCAGATTGTAAATCTGATCCCCGGTTTTCCCTGCTTGCTTTTGTTCGCGAATCAATCCGTTTACATAGTATGTGATGCGGTTTGATGCTTCGTCATACGCTTTATTCAGTTTGTCAAGTGTGGCCTTTGCCTCTGTATTCTTATCACCAAGCACATCATGAGCTTGTGCAAACCGGGCAAGTCCCGTGGTAACGGAATCGTATTCTTTCTGAAGGTCTCCAAGGTCTCCCCGGTTCTCCTTCAGCTTTTCAGAAAGTGCCGATGCTTGTGCAATCAGGGATTTCTCATACGTCTCCCCGGTCTGATAGGCTTTTTTCTCCGTTTCCTCAAACTGGACGCCCAGCGCCTCCAATTCCTTCCGAGACTTTTCCGCCGCTCCCGGAATGTACTGGTCCAGGTATGCGGTCAGTTCCGCATAGCTCTTAAAAGTCCGCCCAGTAAGACCCAGCGCCTCCGCGCCGCCCCGACTCTCCCCCATAGAGGTCAGGTGATATACCGTCTCCCCGGTTCCTACATACCCTCCCGCGCTTTTCAGGGTGCGCTCGGCCTGTCTCGCTTCCAGTTTTTTGAGTTTTTCAATCTGCTGTTCCAGTTCGGCGTTTTCCTGTTCCAACGCCGCTTTTTCACTCAGAATTTTCGGAGTTTTTTCGTTCCATCCAAGTTCGTTGATCTCGGTGAGCCGCCGCCGGTTTTCCTCCAACTTTTCTGTGTTGTCGGAAATGTCGGTGTCCAGTTCATCAATGGACTTTCTTGAGTCCTCCGTGGCATTCCACAAGAATTCAAACGCCGCCACCGCCGCGCCGATGGCAAGAATCCACGGGTTCATGGCGATCCCCGCCGCAGACAGCTTTGTAAACGCCGCCGTCGCGCCCTTGGCCGCCGCTTGAATCCCTACCAGCCCCAGCGACACAGCCCCGGCAGTCACCGCCGCGTGGCCAAGGCCCGTGTTCAGGGATTCCACCGCGCCGATCAGCACGTCCAGCCCGCCCTTAACAGCATCGGTGCTCACCATGCTCTGGATGAACTCCGTCCATTCGTTTTTCAGAATGTTGGTTTTGCGGGTCCAACTGTCCAGTGCGTTTTCAACTTCCTTGTCTGCGCTGCCTACGGCGTTGGCGTAGTCTTTCAGCATGGACTGGTACATATCCCAGTTTTGGATCAGGGCCAGCAGCTGAGAGGTCCGCAGCTTGCCGCCGATGTCGCTGACCATCTCCATCAGCTTCTGTTCGGTCAGCAGCCCGTCCTTCATGCTCTGAGCAAGACCCCCGATGGCCTCCATGGGGTCAATGACCTCGCCGGTGGCCTTGGCCGCTTCATACGCAGCCGGGGCGTACTGTCGGATCACATCCTTCAATCCGGCGATCTCCCCGGTGGTCCACGTCACGCCCTCGTCGATCTCGGTTTTCGTGTCCCCCACGATGTTCAGCACCAGTGCCCGGAACGCGCGGGCCGCTTCGCTGCCGCTCCGCTGGGTCACGGCGGTGATCGTACCGATTGCCGCCGTCAGCTCGTCAATGCCCACATGGGCCTGTGCCGCCACCGGAGCCACGGTCCCCAAGCCCTCCGCCAGCTTTTCAATGCTGGTGGCGTACTTGTTGTCGATCTCGTTGGCGCCGTCCAGCACCTTGGTCAATGCTTCAATGTTGCCCTTGTACTGATACGCCGCGTCCACGGACAGCAGGAACTGCTGTGCCGTTTCCGCGTTGGTGTCGCCCACCAGTTTTGTCTTGGTGGCCAGCTCCGCCAGCGCGTCCGCCTGTTCGCCGTAACCGGCGCGGGCAAACGCCGCCACAGAGTTCAGATATTCGTCCGCCGCCTCGCCGTAGGCCGATGCCGTCTCATAGGCCCGGTCCCGCAGTTCCTCCATCTGCTCAGCTGTAAAGCCAGTTACCTTGCGGACCGTCACCATCTCATCGTCCACGGCCTTCATGGTGGAAATGGCATCCCGGAAGGCCCCAATGGTCTTGGAGACGATGGTTCCCATCACCTGCCATTGCAGCATTTTCAGGTAGGCGTTGGTAAAGCTGTCCCCTAACAGGTTGGTTTTCTCAGTCATCTCCTTCGTGCCCTTCTGGACCTTATCGGAGGAGTTCAAAAACGCTCTTTCAAATACGCCGGCGCTGTCCGCCGCATTCTTGGCGGCGTTTCCAATGCCCACCATGCCCTCGATCTGCCGCTGCATGGCCGTGGGGTTATAGGGGGTGTTCTGCGCCGCTCTGGTCTGCTGTTGTAAATAGGCGTTGGCCTGACGGGTGGCTTTCAGTTCCGCGGCCGCGGCTTTCTCCGCCGCTTGGGCCTGCTGTCGGTAGTTCCGGGTCACGGTCTGCTGGGTCACAGCCAGATCCCCCGTCTCCTTGTTCAGCGTCGCCACCACGCGGGTGGTCTCTCCCAGCCGTGCGGAGAAATCCCGAACCTGCCGCGTGGCTTGCCTGTTTGCGTCAAAGGTGGTGGAGACCTTCTGCAAATTCTGCGCCAGCTTCCCGGCGGCATTGGCCGCGCCGTTCAGACCCTGCGCCGTGCCGTTCAGATTCACCTTTGTGGAAGAAACCGACGCGACTTCCTGCTTCAGCTTTGCGATCTCCGCCCGGACCTCTGTAAAATCGGGTACGCCCTTAAAGATAATTTTTGCCATGCTTCACCGCCCTGCCTTTACTTCAATATCCTTCGTCACCCTCCCGGCCCGTGTAGCCGTTGGCTTCGATCTGTAATTCTGCGTCCTGTTGGTTCATGGCCCGTACCAGCGTTTCCTCCGCCCGTCCGCCTTCTACCAGCTCCGTGACAAAATTTTCAAAAAACGGTCTGGCCGGGGGCCTCCGGGTCCAGTCATAGGGCGGGTCCAGATGCTCAATGCGCCCGATCAGTGCGTCTCCGTTCAGCGGGTTTTCCACCTGTTCGCTCTCGCCGCTGGGCTGGTAATCCATGGAAATGCTGTCCTCTGTCACCGCAAACTCCGTGTTGCCGTCAATGTCGGCCAAGCCGCCGTATTCTCCCCGCCGGATATATTCCTTTGGGTCGAATTTTTCGTATACGTCGCCCTGCACGTGCTCGAAAAGGCATTGGGACAGATCCTCCCGCAGCGTGGGTAAAGCCCCCGCCAGCGCCGCCTTGAACCGCTGTTCCAGTGCCGCCATGTCCTCGTCCAGCCCTGTGATCCTGACAGATGCGCTCCCGCTCATATCCCCGCTCCTTTCCATCATGTTCGTGACCTCACGAAAATGGTCCCAAGCATACGCCGAAGCATGAGGATCTCATGCTCTCCCGTCTGCCGGGGAACAAAAAGCGGAGCCGACCGCCGGGTTTCCCCGGCAGTCAGCCCCGCTCGGCTCATCCTATCCAACGCTTAGGATAAGGCGTTTTTGGTGTGTTCCTTATTCGGCGGTGACTTCCAGAACCGCCTGCGCGGTGTACTTGGGCGCCCCCTCGGCGGGATACTGGATGGCGATGCTCCCGGTGCCCTGTGTGCTCCCGGCGGTTACAATGCCGTCCGTGGAGACCGTGGTCCCGGTAGCAGTCCCGGCGGTCACGGTGTACTTCAGCAGGCTTGCGGGAGAGGGCGTCACCAGTTCCCCGTTTTTCATGACCAGCTTGGCATTCACGGGGGCAGTGCCACTGGCGGCCACGCTCACCACGCCGCCGATCACAGCGATCCCGGCCACCTCGTCGCTTTCCTCGTCGGGAACCAGCACCATGTAGGCGGAAGTGCCCATGCCGCCGCAGGCGTCGCACTCGGCGGAGATCACGTCGGCGTCCTCATTGATGGCGCGGCCGGTGATGGTGGTGGTATCGTAGTTGGACTGGTCGCCGGTGGTGTTGGCCCCTTCGGGGTTCAGATACAGGCGGGGCACGATCAGGTAGGCCCAGCCCCAGCGGGTGCCCTTGTTCTTGCCGGACACGTTCTGGTATACGGCGATCTGCGCGGTGAAGTGGACGATGCGGCCGTTAAAGGCGCTGTGCACCACGCCCACCTGAGCCGCGGGCTTCCGGGCGAAGTACCACACCTTGTAGCTCTTGCCGCTCTCAGCGGTGAAGCCGGTAATGGCGCCGGTGGCGGGGTCGATGGGATAAGGAACGCCGCCTACAGAGTAGGAGGAAGCCGCGCCCACCTCCTGCACGTAGCAGAAGATGTTGGAATAGCCGTACTGGGCCACAGGCACCAGCTTACTCACGTCGGCCTTCAGAGAGGTGCCCGTGGCCTCCACCGTCTGACAGACGGGAGAAACGGCGTTGTAGCTCACAGTGCCGCCCACAGCCATCATCTTGCTCATCAGGTCGAAGTCCGCGCGGGTGAAGTTCACCTGCGTATCGCTGTCGCTGGCAACAATCGTGGCAACGCCGTTGCCAAGGCCCGCTCGCAGAGGGTCGATGTTGCCGGAGAACTGGATGTTACCGGTGGAGAACTTGTCGCTCTGGCTCAGAACCTCGCCGGTAACAGGGTCTTGAAGCTGTGCGGAGCAAATGCCCTTCGGGTAGAGTCTCTTGTCAGTAAAAGTGATCATGTCTGTTCACACTCCTTTTAAGTTTGTTCCTTGTTGTTGGTAAATTGGCTCAGCGGGGTCATGGCCCCCGCGTCCTCCCGCTCCCGGTCATAGAAAAGGTGGGGTACAGGGTTCCCGCCCTTCCACTTCACGCCGTTGCCCTCCGAAATGCCGCAGATCAGATAATCCGCCGCCCGCTGGATGGCTTCCTGACGCCGTTTCAGCTTCAGCAGGGGCCATTCGTCCATCTCTGTTTCCTCACAGCCTGTAAACAGGGCGATGGAGGAAAGCAGACCGGCCGGGTCCCGGCGCAGCTTCGGCCCGTTTCTCCGGGCCAGCTCCGCCTCCGCCTCCAACAGGTCCGGGTTGGCGTCCTCATCCGTCAGCTCAATGCCGTTCTGGTAGGCCAGAATAGCCCGAAGCCTCTGGAATTGTACCGGGGTAATGGTGATTTCTTCCTCGCCGTTCCATGTAAAGCATATCCCCTTTAAATCCATTGTATTTTCTGAGGAAAGTTTCACATGAAACAGCCGAATGCGGTCCGAAAGGCTCCGGCCCTCCCCCAGCCGCAGCGCCAGCGCCAAAAACGCCAGCGCCCGGTTGAAAAGGCCCACCGGTTCCTCCCCCCGCTCCATGCTTTCCAGATCCATGACCCAATAGGCTGTCAGCAGAGGCATGACCGCATAGCGCACAGGGAGCGCCTGCTGGATCACGTCAATGGCGGGTCTCGCCCGCTCAAATTCCTCCTGCTCACATACCCGGATGGGCCATAGGGTCAGTCCGGCGGTTTCTACGGGTTCGTAACGGTCCGCCGCCCGCTTGATATTCCGTGAGAGTTCCATTCTTTTAATTCATCCTCTCCAATATCTGAAATCAAATGGCAATGCCTGCGCTGGCAAACAGCGCCGCAATACAGGCCCCAGCGATCAGCCAGATCACTTTGTCCACAAGGCTGTCCCACCGTTTGGCGGACTTTCCTTCCATCTCCGTCATCTTTTCATCGATCCGGCTCACCTTGGTCCCCATTTCTTCCTGCTTGGTCGCCATTACCTCTACGCTGGCAGTCAGCTTGATCAGCGCCTGCTGATCCCGCTCCACATCGGCCATGCGATGTTTCAGAGACTTGATCTCGTGCTCGTGTCCCTCTATCTTCAGAGCTGCATCTTCCATGTTCATGGTGGCTGTCCTCCCGTTGTGATTTTAGTAGTCCTCAATGGTATCCCCCATGGCGGCTTCGCTTTCCGCCCAATGGATGCTCATTTTCAGTTCCCGGCCCACCACCGTGCCCGTCTGGTCATAGACCGGGCGGCTTCCGTTGTCCGCGTGTGCGGTACGGGAAAAATCGCACACGCCGATCCCCGCCAGATTTACCCCATTCAGTGCCTCGATGATGCACTGCTCCATATCGTAGGAGCGGGCGTATGCCTCCGTTTTGGTGGTGGTCTCCTGATTCACGTTGCAGGAGATCACAAACGTGATCCCGATCCGCGCGTCAAAGGGCGTCTGTGAAAAAATGCGGCCCAAATAGCATTTGATCGTGCTTTTCGCCTCCGTCTGGGCTTCTCCCCAGAACTTCTGAGCGTAAAGGCGATACCCTTTCGGGTGCTTGCGGCGCTGGGTGTTGCTGTCTACCACAGGCTCGTTCCCGTCAAAAAGAAGGCTCTGCTTCTCCTTGGCCGTTGGCAGCCGCTCTCCCAGCGGCTTGGCCCCGTCATGCCATAGATATTTCATCAGCCGGACACGGGGGCGGGTGTTGTCATCCACCGGCTCGTAGCCGTCCGGCAGCGGCAAGTCCATCAGATAGGTCAACAGCTTGTGGGGGATCTCCTCCGCCCCACGGAAGGTCAGAAACCCGCTTTGGACTCGCTCAAATGGATAGGTGGGGCTGTGGAAGGCCGGGTTCATTGTGCGCCGCCCTTCCGCTGCTGAAAGGCCGCGTCAAAGGCGCTCCGGGCCTCCTTCAGATCGTCCAGCGTCTTTTGCACCGCCTCCGGCGTCATGCTCTGCGCCGCAAGGTCCTGAAACCGGCTCACGGGATCGTTCATGGCTTGCAGCATCCCGTAAATCTCCGTTTTCAGCATCTTTTCCAGATCACGGTAGTCCGCCAGCAGGTCAAAGGCTTTGTCCCGCAGCTCCGGCCCCTTCCCCTTCATGCGGTCGATCTGGTTGAATATGTGCCCCCCGGCCCACCGGTCATAGTCATCGGCGGACATAAGGTAGGTTTCTCCCTCCACCGGCTCAAAGTCCTCTTCCAGATACAGCTTTACAAAGCCGCCCATGAGATACCGGCTCCGCCGCTCCACGTTCTCCTTGAAGTAGGGGAGCACCTGTCCCCCCTCCACCCGGACCTCCATCCGGTCAAAGCACCGTCCGGCGCACTCCGCCGCAAACGCCGCCTTTTCCATCAGGGGTACATAGTCTCTGGCTGCCAGCAGCCCTTCTTCCGTCAGCTTTTTCCATTCCATATACGTCATTCCTTTCAGATTTTTTGGAATTTCTCACGGTTGCTTCCTCGCAGGGGACACAAGGCCGCCTGCGGTGTGTTCTCCCATTGCCCGGTCACGCCGCACAAATGCTGGTGCCCGCAGATGGGGAATTTCTGCCCCGGCTGCTTCTCGCACAGCAAGCTCACCGTTCCGGGCCGCTTGTAAGCGTATGGACACTTCTCTGCCATCTCACAAGCCCTCCAATTCGATCTCCGCGCTGACGCTTTCACCCTCGCACTTGGCCGTTACCGTCAGCGGTTTTGGGCTGTTCCCCCAGCACCTTACTGTCAACCGGTTTCCATTGACACTCACGCTGTAAGAACCCTCTGCGGCTCCCTCATAGGTCCACTCTACCGCCGCGTCCTGTCGAACGCCGCCGATAAACAGCGCTGCCTCCAAGGTTTCCACATCGTAGGGGGCCATGTAGCGGGGAACCTCGTTCAAAAACTTCACCGATGGCGTTTTCTCGCCGGACGCCTCTACCGTCACCGCAAATCGTCCTTCATAGGCCGGGTTCTGTTTTAGAGCGGCGATAATCTGGCAAGTGCCCTCGGCGACCGCCGTCACTTTTCCGTCCGCGTCCACCGTGGCCACGTTGGTGTCGCTGGAACGCCATACATAGCCGATGGGGTGTTCCTCCGTGTTCTCCACCTCGGCCCCGTTCCGCTGGGAAGCAGCGGTGAATTGGAAAGCATCCCCCGCCGTCATGCGGGGCGCCCCGGTGACAAATACCGCCCAGGAGAAGTTCTTCCCCCCTGCCACCTTCGCTTCCAGATCGTCGATCTCGTGGTTCGGCTCTTGCATCCGGGCGTTGAAATACAGCAGGTGTGTGCTCTCATCGTCCCCGGTAAACTCCTGCGTCACGTCGGAGTAGCCCGTGATCTGGTAGGCCCGCCGCCCTAAGATCAGGCGGCTGTTCTGGTCCAGCTGCTCCGTGTTGGCGTTCCGCTGGCAGATGATGTTGAAATATCCCTGCATGATGAGGGTCATTTCCTGAAAATCGTTGGCTGTGGCCTGCGCCAAGGACTTTTCCACAAGGATCGGTTCTTCTCGGATGTTGCCGTACCAGTCCAGAAACCGCCATACGGCGTTGCACCGCCGCATGATGCCGTTCCCCGTGGCGCTGGATAGATTAGAAGGGTTCGTTACCAGCCAGTAGGAACCCATGGTCTCCACCTTGGCTCCCTCCGGGATGTAGTCCACCCCGGCGTCCGCCACCAGAAATGCCTTCTGGTCATCGGTCTTTCGGGTAAGGCTGACGCCCTGCTTGGTGGTGTCGGAGAACCGGATGCGCTTCGTGCTCCACCGGTAGAAGTCTCCGGGAACCAAGCCCTGCATCCGGGCCGTCACAAAGTCCGTGGCGTAAGGGGCCATTTCTTCCACAAACCGGGCCGTGGCCTCCGCAAAATACTGCCGATTCCGGTCCCGGTATTGGGTCGGCGCGTTGGTCGCCCTGCCGTTCCCTCCGCTCAAAAGGCTGATGTTTTTCATGCTCCGCTTAACATCTGCCATGTGCCCCCTCCTTTCAGATCAGCTCTATCCGCCGCGTAGATCGGCGGAACGCCGTGGCGTATGCACAGTCCTGCTCATACTTCCGCAATTCCTCGTTCAAAAGCCCCCGGTTTTGCAGTTTCTTCTTGTTGCCCTTTTCCATGTACTGTGACTCGTTAGGCGGGTTAAAACTCCGGTCATGATCCTTGGGCGCATCGCTAAGCCAGTTGCGGAAAAACCGCTCGTCCCATACGGATGCTACGCACAATCCCAACAGCCGCTTTTGCTCCGCCGTCAGGTCATGGGCAAAGGCCCCGTCGGTGTAGAAGTCCATTTCGTACTGCACTCCCGCATCCATCTGGGGGGGGAAGGTCACGGTCCCGGTCTCCGGGTCATACGCCGCCTCCGCATACGGGACCAGCACTACGGAGCCGTCCGGCTGCTCCACCCGCTGTGCGCAGGAGAATAATTCGTAGCCGGTCATCCCAGTCTCCACCTTCGTTTCCTTTGCAATGCTCTCCAAGGTGGAGACCCATGCGCTGTCCCCGTAGGCGGGTTCCGTCAGTCCTTCTTTCAGGTAAGCCACCATCTCAGGGGGACGGTTGAATACCGGGATCGCGTTTTTCATGTACAGGCTCATCCGCCGGAGGAACCGCGCAGGGCTTTCCGCCGCCTGATCCGTCAGTCTCACGTCATCAATAAAAACCTTGGCATGGTCCGAAATGATCTCGCTCCAACTCGTTCCCATAGCCGCCCCTCCTTTTGAATCGTTTTTATATGTTCTCCGTCCCATCTGTTTTCTCTGCGGAACGGTCATGTTCTGTTTTAATATTGCCCCATGCCGCCGTGTTTCCAGCGGCACGGGGCTTTCTTGGTTTTGGGTTTCTCAGCCGGTCCAGTCGGCCTTGGCCTCCCGCACGTCGATGTGGGTAAAGCCCTGCTTACTGTAAATGCCCACGCCGCCCCAGTCAGGCATCAGCTGTCTGGCATAGGCCGCCACCTGTTCCGGCTTCTGTCCTTCCACGGAAATATCAGCTGCCGTGCCGTAGCAGTGCTGGCTTTCCGTCACGCCGCCCACCTTGGCGTTGTACTGGGGAGTCCGGTAGCCACTGTTGATCACCACAGCGGAACCGAAATAAGTGCGGATGGATTCCAGCACCATTACCAAACGGGGAGCCACCAGAACGGCGTCGCTGCCGTCCCTGCAGGCAAACTCCTTGACCTTGAAGTGGGCGGAAAGACGCTTGTTTCCGTCCTTGGCCTTGGAATACCCGTTGATCTCGACCATAGCTACCTCCCTTTCAGTTTGTACAGTGCCCGAACCAGCTCCGCCCGGGTCACCGGTTTCTCCAGATTGCTGTCCGTCAGCAGCCCCTTGGCCTTGCCCCACGCCAGCGCCGGGTCCTCCGGCTTGGTTGGGGCCGGGGAAGGGTTTGCGGTCTCCGCCTTTCGTTCCCAGAACAAAAGCAGCGTAGGTACCTTCCGGGAGCTTGTGACCTTGCCCTTGGGGAAAATGCCCTGCGTGGAGCCGCCGCCGTCCAGCATAAGGGCGTCCACCACGCCCAGCCCCAGCAGTTTGTTCTGCAGCTGGTCACGGGTCAGGCTGGCCTTGTCGCACCAAAGGCAGACCTTGCCGTTGGGCATCCAGCCTACAGCCGTCCGGGCGGCAGGCCGGGCCACGTCCGGCGTGAGGTCCCGCCGCAGTTTGGCTCCCGCTTTCAGGAGAGGGACGCCGGAGAGGAAAGATCCTCCCCGGTCCGTCAACATTTTCGGTGCGCCATCACTGCCAATGGAAATGCCCCAATCCTGATAGGTGTCCCGGCTGATAACTTTCCCATCAATCACCGTCCAGCCAACCGGCTGAAATTTGCCGTTGAACAGATAGCCGTTGATGATGTGGGTGCAGCCGGTCTTGGCTTTGATCTGCGCCGGGGACAGCTTTGCCGTGTTGTAGTAGACCTGCGCTCTCGCGCAATCAAACGTGTCGATCATTACAATCTCACGGCCTTGGTGGGATGCCCCTCTCCATCAAAAGAAATCATATAGTGGCCCTCCGGCACCCAGACCTCTTCCTCGGTGTTGGCCTTGGCGGGGTTGAACTTCATGTAGTCGTGGAGGTGCTTCACGTCCTCCGGCTCCTTCTCGGCGGGGATAAAGCCCTCCTTCATTTCCTGCTCAGACCAGCCGGTCTGGGGGCCGTCGGGAGTCATGGTGTAGTCCAAGTGGAAGGTCGCGCCCGCCGCCTTCAGTTCGGCGTTGATCTCGCTCAGCTTCTTGCCGTTTTTCTTGCCCTCGTTGATGATGTCCGCATACTTCTTTTCCATGATTGTTCTCCTTTCAAATCAAAAAAATGGTTGTTGATTCTATCTATGCCCCCTCGTCGTTGCCCGTCCCTCGTCCTCAAGGAGGGGCTTCCAAAGGGGAGGAATCGCAATTCCGCCCCTTTGTGCCGTTTCAAGGGGGTGCGGGGGGGAATCGAAATCCCCCTGCGTTTCTCTTTAGGGGGCCGGGGGGACATTCTCTTTTCAAAAGAGAATATCCCTTTGGCTTCCGCTGGAAACCCCAGCCCTTTGCGGAAGCAATTTTAATTACTCATCTGTTTCGCGATCTGATTCACGCCGGTGCTGGCCAGACCGCTTACAATGCCCACTGCCACGGCGGTGAGATAGTCCGTTGCGGGGAAGTCTGCCATAATCAGCATTCCAACCACGCCCAGAACGCCGCCGGATACGCCCACAATAATGGGAATCCACTTGTTCTCAATGGCGGTGGCCTTCACAGCCATGCCGATCAGGTAGCAGATCACCGTAATGACCGCCACGCTGGCAATGCCAAATCCAGAAATATCCATGTCTAATTCCTCCTTTTATTTTTAGTCCTCTTCCGCTGCCTCCGCGCTGTTCAGCGCGTCCAGCACCGGGCGGAACATTCCCTTCCGCCGGGGGTCCTCCTTGGGTTCCTCCGCATACCGGGCCTTGTTCTTCGCGTTCAGCTGCTTCAGCAGTTCCCGACGGTCAGAACTTACCTCGCCCCGCTCCCATGCGTCATAGTAAGCCTTGGCCACCATCTCCTGATGCTCCGTGCAGAGATCGTCGAAGATGTCCAGCAGCTTGTCCCCCATGGTCACGGCGCAGCGGAAGGCCGTCTCGTCCAGCACCTCGCCCTTGCGGTATGCGCAGTGATACACCGCCCGTTCCTCGTCCGTCATGCCGGAGAGCACCACCAGCCAGCGCCGCTCAATGAGCCGTCTTGCCGTCTCATCATAGAACCGGCTCCACTCGCTCTTGGGCACCATCACGGTGCCGTTCTTCCCGGTCACGGTGCCGTACATCCCGTTGGGACCGAATACAGCCAGATTATCGTCCGCCACCGGGGCGCACCAGCGGAGCGTCACCTTTTCCGTGTCCGCCATCACCTGCACCACTTGTGGTTTGACCTCCGCCATGGCCTTTGCAACGGCCTCCGCCGCCGCCTGTTTGGTGATCTCCGCTACCTCATCGGCTGTATAGAGCTTTTCGGGTTCCTTCTCCGCCGCAGGCGCTTTCTGCTCTGCCACGGGCGCAGCCTTTGCCTGTTCCCGCAAGGGCTGGTCAGCTGCTTCCAGCTCCTGGGCTTCAATCCCCGCCGCCACATCTGCGGCCGTCCGTTTCTCTTTTGCCATCCTTGTCCGCTCCTTTCAGATAAAAGATGCTGGTTCGTTTCTTGCGCTCCGCCCTCATGCAGGCTTCGCGCCATATCTGCGGGAGAGAGGGTTTCCTCCCTCCCGCTTTGGGTCTTACGCGTTGATGACGGCCATGCGGGAAGCCAGCACCGGCACACAGTCGATGGACATAGAAACCACTACGTCAATGCTCATGTCTGCGGTCTGGTCGGGGGTCAGCTCCAACTGAATGGGCGTGCCCTCCTCCATGCCGATGTAGACGGGCTTGTAGCCGCCGGCGGGCACCAGCCAAATCTTGTCGGCAGGCACAATGTCGGTCACGCTGGTATTCTGGGTCCCCGGCACAATGGCGGTGTCGATGGGCATCAGGTTCATGCCCATGTACTCGCCAAGGAACCCATAGCGCGTCCAGTCCAGCCCCAGCATGGTGGACAGGGCCGCATCCAGGTTCACGGTGGAGGCGTTCACCACACCGCTGGGCAGCGCCTTGGTCAGGGCGGAGGGACGAGCCACGCCAATGATGTTCCGGTAACGGGTTCCGTTCACCACGCTCACCCGCTCGCCGGCAGTGACCCAGTTTGCGGAGGTGTTGGTGAAGTTCATGTTGTTGGGCACATAGGCGGTGTTGGCGGTCATCTTGGTCAGGGTGCTGATCCACAGCGCTGTGATCTTGGAGTACATACCGGCGGCCAGAGCGTTGAAGAACCGGCCCATGTCGGTGTCGTTGCCCACCAGCTGATACCACTTCACGCTCACCCGTGCGGTGCGCAGGCGGGGGTTCAGAGTCACGCTCTTGTTGTTGAGGGTGTTGGCGGGCTTGGAGCGGGAAGCGCCCCAGCTGTCATCCTCAAAGAGGAAAATGTCGTTGGACATGATGTCCAGCTCCTTGGTCTGGCCGATGGGCACGGTGGTCATCTCAGCCAGCCAGCCCAGCCCGGAACTCATGACGGTGGGCAGCATGGGGGTCACGATCTCGGTGACGATACCGGCCAGAGTCTTGAGGTACAGACTGTCGCTCATAAACTTGCGCTGATTGCGGCGGAACTCGTCCAGATCAGCGGGGGGGATCTCCCCGCTCAGGGCGCACACCCGCTTGGCGCAGAAAAGCAGCAGGTTCTTCTGCAGGTTGCGGTTGGTCATGCTGTAGCTGTTCTGCCCCTCGCCGTCCGCCAGCATGGCGGTGAAATCGTCGGGCTGCTTGGTCATGACCCGCAGGGCGCGCTCATCCCGGCCCAGACGCTCACGCATCAGCAGACGGCCGCAGGTCACGATGTAGGCCCGCTCACGTTCCGCGTTGCTGAACTCCTTGGCTGCGCTGTCATACACATCAGGATTGATGCTGTTCAGTTTGATTGCCATTGTTGTCACTCTCCTCTCGTTTCTCAGCCCGCTGCCGCGTCAACCTTGCAGGCCAGCACGTCCACGAACTCAAATGCGCTCTGTGCGCCCTCGGTAAAGGTGCCGCCGGTGGGCAGAACCTTGAAGTACGGAGTCCCCACGTCGGTGGGAGCGGCGGTGGCGGGCACCAGCAGACCGTTGGCAATGGTCAGGAACTTGTTGGCCCCCAGAGCGGTGGACAGGTTGCCGATGCCGAACCGGTAAATCTTGTTCCCGTCGAACACGATCTTGGTGAAGGTGACGGGATAGCCCTTGGGAGCGGGCAGGCCCAGCGTGTTGGCGCCCACCTTGTAGAGGTTGCCGGTGGCGGGGTCCTGAACCATGTTCACGTCATAGGGGTTGCAGGCGAAAATTCCGTCGCCCTCGCTCTTCACGGCGGCTCCGGTAGCCTTCATGTTCCAGCTGTTGCTGTTCTTGATGGTCACGGTGGAGTCGGTGGGGCCAACGCCCACATAGCCCTCGCAGTCCATCAGCTCATCCTTCACGCACAGGAAACCGGCGGAGCACAGCTCATCCTGCTTCTCGCCGTTCTGGAACTTGCCGGTGATGTTCAGAGTCTCGTCGAATACGCGGTTGGTCACACGGGGCCAAAACGCAGTCTTTTCAATGTATGCCATTGTGATTCACTCTCCTCTCGTTTCTCAGCCGTTCATGTGGGCAAGCATCTCCATGATGCCGCCGCCCTCACCGCTGTTGGTCTTGGGGTTGTTCCATGCGAAGGAATGCTGCTTGGCGGCCATTTCCTTCTTGCGCTTTTCGGTCTGTGCCTTACCGTGTGCGGCCATCAGGTCCAGCACGGCGCGGTCAGCGCCGCAGAACTTCCCGTCAGTCTCCATGGCTGCGAACTCCTCTGCCCGGTCGCACAGGCCCTTGGCGGTCTCGGTCATGTCGGCGTCGCCTTCCACGGCGCAGGCCCGGATGTCCTCCAAGGCGCCGTTCACGGCTTCCTTCACGGCCTCGACCCGGCGCTCATGCTCGGCGGCTTCCATGGTGCGGATCTTTTCCTCCGCTGCTTCCAGACGTGCCTGCAGTGCCTTCACGTCCTCCGCCTGCTGCCCCTTTGCGGCGCAGGCATAGTCCACGATGTCGCTCACCTCTGCCATGGCGTTCACGCCCTCGCCAAAGGGGAAGGCTGCCGTGAGGTAAGCGGGCTTGATGCGGCTCTCCACCACGGCGCCGTTATCCTCCGCGTTAAAGGCGTAGGTATAAGCGCTGCCGGCAGAGTCCACGAGGCCAACGTGCATCCCGTCCTCGCTCAGAGCGACCACGCGGTAGCCCTTGAACTTTTCGGACATGGCCTCCATTGCCTTCTTGCTCATGATGTTCACTCCTTTTCTCTTGTTCGTTTCGTTGCTTCCCTTTCCGGGGTCCAGAGACGCCGCCCGCAGTTTTAATGTCTTAAACTCTTCCTGCATGGCACTCAGCGCCTTGATCCGCGCCCCCGGAATTGCCGGCGGCACATCGTCTCCCAGCACGGTTACGCCGAGACCTGCCCAATCCGTAATGATCTCGTTCTCGCCGTCCATGTGGGATTTTTTCGTATCGGTCTCAGCGGAAACATCCATGCGCCCTGTCCGCACGATTTTTTCCACCAATTCCGGTGCGTAAAACTGAAATAACCGGCCCTTTGCCCTGATCCACTCGTTCCCGCCCTCTTCCACAATGGAAAAGTCCTTGGGATCGTCGGATAGAGTCCCTACGATGCGCTCCGCCGTTCCGTCCATGAACGTGTAGCCCTTCTCGCCGGTGTAGGGGTCCCGCACTTCTCTCATGTTGTGTCCGTCCCCCACCTTGCGGCCCACATAGGCACACAGGATGGGCTGACCCACAAACGTCAGGTAGTGCTCCCGCATATTGCGGAAATCCCAATGATTCTCATTCAGCCCGGAGCGCATGACCCACAGCTCCACGCCGAACTCGTATTCACTGAGCCGTTGCATGACCCGCAGCTCGCCGGACATTTTTACGTGCTCCGGCGGAGTTCCTCTCGTCCGAAACGGCATGGTCACGCCTCCTCTCCGTCAAACAGCTTTTCCACCCAGTTGTCATAGCTGGTGGCGCTGCCGTCGGTCTTGTCATACATCTGCCATGCGTAGAGCATGGTCTCGTAGCTTTTGCTGTTCTCCATCTGAAGGTTTTCAAATTCCCTTGCCAGCGGATACAGCCCCACTTCTTCGCTGGTGCCCACGCAGTCCCGCAAGGCGTCCTCAATGTCCTCCAACAGCCGGATCACCTCTCCGAAAACACCGTCCATGTCCTCCGGCCGCTCCCGGTATTCCGGGGTCTCCGGGTATTCCTGCATCAGGTGCCGCTGGTGGAGAATGTCTCCGATCACGTCAAACCGCTTGGGCTGTTCGTGTGCCAGACGGTGAATGGCGTCCGCCGTGTGTACCAGTCCAAACTCCACCAGAACCCACTCTTTCAGCGTGTCCAGACCCCGCGCGGCGTTCTGGTATGCCGCCGTAGCCCGCCTCGCCGCGTCCCGCAGCGGGGAAAAGCGGGGGTTTTCGTAGTGGTAAATGTCCCGCAGCTTTGCCATGTGGTTTCCTCCTCTCATGTTGAAAAAAAGCGCTGCCCACGCCGGAATATCCGGCGTCAGCAACGCTTTGCTCCTCCCGCTCACCGCTTAGAGCGGGGTGCTCTGTTCACTTTTTCTTCGGCTATTCGCCGTAGGTGTCAATGTCCGCCTCCTGGCCCTCGCTGGTCACGGTGCCGTCCCCTTTGGGTCTCCCGCCGGGGTTCAGATCGTGGGCCGCCTGGGGCGGCAGTCCGCTTTCGGACTGCTTGGCATTGTAGCTTGTCACCAGCGGCAAACGCTTATCCATGATGCCGCTTGCCTTGATGGCGTTGGAAATGCTTAGATCGTCCAGCAGAGAAAGATCGTTCATCGCCATGTAGATGATGGTCTGGGGCAGGATGCCAAGGGTCATGCCCTGCTTGGCCTCCTCCATCCGCTTTTCCTCTGTGGAGAGGGTCCCGAACAAACTGAACCGCCACGAATATTTCAGATTCAGCTTGTCCATAATGGCGGCCATCATCCGTTCGTAGCCCCGGTATACGCACTCCGCAAACTTCCCTTCAATTTGCAGGGAGATTTGAGCGATGCCCGCCTTGGGGTCCTCCGTGGTGGGTACGATGGCGGACAGCCCCGCCTTGTTCATGGCGTAGCTGTACCCGGCTGCGGAAATCTTGGTTGCGCTGGGTGCTTCTGCCAGCTGGTGCATTTTGATGTTTTCCACAGGAGCCGTGAACCAGCCGATCCCGCTGGTGTTGCTCTCTGTCAGCATCTGATACCACAGGTACTCAAACAGCCGCCGTCCCGCGTCTGAAAGCCGGTAATCGTCCTCTGTGCTTGTAATTTCGGACTTATCCTTGTATGGGATCTCGCCGGTAAACAGGGCGATCAGGGGGTTCTGCACCAGTTCCAGCTGGATCTGCTCGTACTGTGCCATCTGCACCAGAGAGAGATACAGCCCCGCCAGCGGGGAAATGGCGTTCCGGGATACATCGTCTGCCTCAAAGGTGAAAATCTTGTCCACCGGCAGCGTCACCCAGTAGAACCACCGCCCGTTCTGGGAGTATACCTCCGGGTCTCCCGCCAAGCGGCCTCCGGTCTGCTTCCTCCGCTGTTCCAGCACGTTCAGGTCCACCCGGTCCCGCGCTGCGAAGATCACCCGCTTCCCCGTTCCCTCCGGTGCCCGCTCCGCCGATGCGTAGAAGTCATCCAGATAGGGCAGCAGCAGGTCTCCGAACTGCAAGGGGTCCGTCCCCGGCTGCATAAAGTACATCAGGTTCAGCGCAACCGTGTATTTGGAAATGTTGTTGAACCCCACGATCTTTACCCAGTCGCTGGGGAGCTGCTGTAAAAAGGCGTGGTTTACCTTGTTGTGGGGCTTGTCCACGCTGATCCGGGGATAGTAAAAAACTTTTCCCTCCTGCAAGACCTGCCCCGCGATCTCATGGGCCGTGGCCTTGGGGTCCAGCGTTTTCCGCAGCTTGTCCAAAAGCTGCCATTCCCGCAGGAAGTCCTCCCGCTTCGCTTCTTCCTCTGTGGCGTACTCCGGGGCAATGTAGCTGTGGTAGGTCAGCATTTCCGTGTACACCTTCCGGGTGTGAAACAGGGGATATGCCGTCCATTCCAGCGCGTGGGCCACCTGCCGCAGGCCCTGTTCGTTGCCGTCCGGTGCGGTGAGCATCTCCGCCACTTTGTCCTTGCTGTAATTCACCGGAAGCGAAGAAATGGCCTTTACCCGGCGGTTCTGAATGTAGGGGTTATTCCGGGTGTAGGTGTTGCTGGCCGCCCGCATAAATGCGCTGCTTACGGCGTCCATGGGCAGATCGCCGTACTGTGCCGCCAGTTCCCGCAGCCTTCCGAATATCTTCGGGTACGAGGCGAACTGCACCGACCTCAATTCAGTTTGCAGGTCCATGCTCCCCGCCTCCCTTCATGCGTTCCCGCTCCTTCTGCAATTCCCATTCCAGCCGGTCCAGAGTGCTGACCCATTGTTTCTCCGCTTCTTCCGGCGTTACGCCCGCTTGGGCCGCCGCTTCTGCCAGGATCATGGTGTTGCAGTCCGCCAGCCACAGGCGGTCTCCGTCTGTCAGGCGGTCCAGGTCTGCCCCGGCCACCTCCACTGCGCCCTCCGGCTTTTTCCGTCCGGTGAGATACAGCAGAATGTACCCTGCGCAGATCCGGTAAAACCGGGTGTCATACGCGATTTCTTCCGTTTTCCGGGTCCGCCCCATGGCGTACAGCCGGTATCGTTTCTTCCGTTGAGCCATTGTCAAAACCTCCGGCCTCCCCGCCGCGCCGTCACCAGCCGTCCGCTGCTTCCGGTGCTGATAGGCGGAGCCACTTTGTTTTCCTTGAACCGATCCAGCGCCGACGCCCAGTCGCTCTTGTTTTTCCCGTGGATCTCCGTCAGCAGTTCCTCCCGCTCGATCAGCTGGGCCAGCCGCAGGGCATATTTCGTGGCGGACCAGCTATCGCGCTGGATGGCCTTGGAAATGCGCTTCTCGCTCATCCCCGCCCCGCTGGGCACCAGCTTCAGGTTCTGGATCTGGCCGGACAGCTCCCGGCACTTCTGGTAGGGCTGTGCGAACTGGTAGTCCCGGTCATCGTCCCGGATGCGGTGGGCGCGCTTATACGCCTCCACGCCCTCGTTGGCGTTCAGCGTCAGCAGTTCAACGTTGTGGTGCTCAAACTCCGTCTGTGCGTATTTCAGCATTTCAAAGTCCGGGTCCGTCACGCCGGTGCCGCCTGCCTTGATGGGGTAGATCACCGGGATGGCTCCCGGCAGCTCTGCCGCCGCATAGGCCGCGTGGTTCTTCACGCACAAGGGCGGAAGGCCGTCTCCCAAGTCGGTCATCAAATCTTCCAGCACCCCGCGCCCGTACTGCCAGGAGTCGATGGCGATGTAGGTTTGACTGCCGTCATAGCAGAATCGGTTCCAAATGGCCTTCACCCGCCGTGCCTGGGCCTTGCTCTGGTCCGGCGGGGGCCAATCGTCAATGTAGACCAGCTGCTTCAAAAAGCGGTCCCGTTTCAGGTATTCCCGCTGCCGCGTCAGTTTTATCACCACGCAGGCGCATTTGGCGTTCTTAGCCGAATCCTCGTAGGAAACGTCATAGCCCACGATGTAAATAACCTCTTCCGGGTCCAGCTTGGGGTGCGGGTCCTTGCAGCAGTGCTCCGTCTCCATCACCAGCACCCGCTGGGAATCCGTCAGCACCTCGTCGGAAAGCACGGGGAACTCGTCCGCGCCGGTAAACCGGCTCTCCATCTCCCGCATCCACTTTTCCGCCGTCAGCTCCTCCCGGAGTCCCTGCGCCCATTCATAGGGCCGCATCTGCATGAGCACGATGCTCTCCCATGAAATGTCAATGGCAAAAGCGCTTTCCCCTTGGGTCATTTTCTTCATCACCTTGCACCGGGTCTGAAAGGCGTGGTTTTGCTTGCGCCCCGCGCTGGTGATGGCGTGTTTCTTGTATCCTACGAAGTTTTTGTCCCGCTCACCGCTGATGTTGTGCCAGAGACGCACAGCCGGCAACACCACGGTGGAATACTCGTTGTAGTCAAAAGGCGGGTTTTCTTCCTGTGCGTATTCCTCCGCCGTCACGTCATGCAGGTTGTCACCGCGCATGGCGGAGATGTAAAAGGCGCTTCCGCAGTCCGTCTCGATCTTGAAATCGTCCTTGCTCTCCGCACTGACCCGCCAGTGCTTGGCAAGGATGGGGTAATCGTGCTCAATCTGGTGGTAGGTCTTTCCGCCGATGGCGGCAAGCTGTTTGTAGCTTGGACCATAATACGCACTCTGGGTCCCCGGCCATACCAGCCCGTTCACCATGGCGTATTTCATCTTTGTGCTGGTCTTTGTCAGGCTTCGGGTGCCGGTGATCGCCACCTCCCGTTTCCTGGCGTAGGCCCGCACCATCACCCGCTGCATGATCTCCTCGTTGGCGAAGTCCGCTTCGTCGCTCCGCACAAGGTCCAGCAGCTTGTCCGGATACCACCGGAACACCCAGATCAGAAAGGCCCACCAGGCATCCTCATAGTCCGTGTAGTCCCGCTCTGCCGTGGGCTTCACGCTGACCCAGCCCTGCGAACTTGTCCATGCCTTTCCGGCCCGCCGTGCCATGGCTCCTCCTTACCGCTTTTTCTTCGCCGGAGGCATCTTCACCAGTCCGAGCCGCTGATATGCCTCCTTCTCCTGATCATTGGGTTCCTCCGCAAACTCCCCCAACTCGTCCCGCAGCCGCATCTCCGGCGGCAGGGTGGTCAGCTCAGGCCGCCCCTCGTTCTGCCGCATCCGGTTTTCGTTGATCATAAGCATCTGTTCCGCCGCGTCCATGGTGTAGGGGTATTTGCAGGATCGCCCAAACAAAATGCGGAACATCTCGTCCGGGTCGCATTGCTTCCCGTTTTTCAAAAGCCCCTTCTTTTCCAGCGCTTCCACCAGACTGTCGATCCGCAGATCGTCAATCGGCTTCGCGTCCTTTTTCCGCAGTCCCTCGCTGGACAGGTTATCCTGAACCATTTTGTTCAGCTTAGCCGCCTTGTCATATTGGCCGATGGCCCGCATCTTATCCCGATCCAGTGTCATTTTCGCGCAGTCCCGCAGAATGAACTCCTGCTTCACGCTTACGCCGCCCGCTGCCATCAGGTCGCTGGACAGTGCCTCGTAAATGCGATCCAGTTCGTCATAGTCCTCAGAGGTGTAGGGGTTCTTTGCGGAGTTCTCGCCCCAGTTCTTCCTCTGCTGTGCCGTCCCCACCTTCCGGTTCCGGGCGGACTTCTCGTTGCCCACCGCTTTGGTAAATTCCCCGGCGGACAGTCCCTCGCCAAAAATCTTGGTAATGTCCGTCAGCCCGTCCAGAAAGCCAAGGGGTTCTCCCCGCCGCACGTCCAGCTTCTTCAGCCGCAGGTTGTCCAGATAGGCGATCCACTTCTCGCCCACGTCCGGTTCTTTTGGCACCGCCAGCATATCGAAGGGCCGGTCAAATTCAATGCAGCAGTAAAAAAGGGCAAGGCTGTCGCTTGTGGCACGGGCAATGGCGTCATAGCGTTCCTGCTGTGCAGTCAGTTCCGCTGTATCCATCGGTTCCAGTTCCATTCGCGGCCTCCTTCCCCTAAAAAAACAGAGAGTGAAAAGAAACTTAATTCTTCTCACTCTCTATTATTCCACAAGGTTTTCCCAATTTGGTAAACTTTAGTAGCCACTTGAAAAATTTTTTATTCCGGCTCCAAGCCCAGGATGTAATCCACACTCACGCCGTAAAAATCCGCCAGCGTAATCAGGGCCGTGGCCTTCGGTTCCTTCATGCCGCTTTCGTAAAATCCTACCATACCGTGGCTCATACCGCAGTATTCGGATACCCGGCGGCTGCTCATGCCTCTGGCCCGCCGCAATTCCCGCAGCCGTACCGCGTAGACCGGCAGTTCCCTGCCCTGTTTGCGGTCCTCAGTCCTCTCCATCGTCCCCCTCCCCTTCCAGCAATTCGCAAAGCCGTTTCAGGCGCCGTTCGATGCTTTCCATCTTCCAAAGCAAAGAAAACAGCGCCAGCAGCGTGCAGGCGTATACCGTCATGGCAATATTCCCGCTGCTCGCCTCATAGACCGCAAAGCCCACCACTACAAGCAGGAGCACAAAATTTACAAGCGTCTCTGCCATGTCCTCCGCCCCCTTTCTCAGACTGCCCGGACCTCTCCGGGCAAAAAGGTCTCCGTCACGTCCCCGCCAAGGGTTTTGGTCGTCACGGTGATAAACCGTCCCTTGGGGTGCACCCATGTCACCCGCCCCGTCCGCATCGGGCACAGCTCCACGCTTGACCGCTCACTTTTCGCCCGCTCCACCGGCAGCGTCTTGAACTTTGCCCGCACCGTCTGTCCGATCTTCATTTCCGTCCTCCATACGTCACTTTTTTCAAATCTTTGTACCGCTCAGCGTGCGGAATCAGCTCCGCCTTATCCCGGATAATCTCTTTCAGCACCCGGTCCATGTGCTCCTGACACACGTCCGCCGCCGGATTCTTGTAGTCCAGCGCCGGTCTGTATTCTTTTCTCACCTCTGCCCATGCTTCGGTGAGCCTCATAATGCGGTCATATCCCCAGCCCTCCGACTGGTGGATCGCGATTTGCAAGGTATCAATGTCATACTGCGAGGTTATAACCATCGTTGCCTGAAGCAGCCGGTTGGTCTCGTTCTCCCACCGTTGCAAGTATCCAGATTGTTTAGACATCTTACTTCCCCCTTAACAAGTACAGTTTCAGCCACAGTGGAATGTCGGCGGTTAAAATGCTTTTGAAATAAAACACGATAAGCGCAATGCCAGCGGCTATAACCATCGTCCAAAAGGCTATAATCAGCCAGTCTTTCAGCTTCATTCAGCACCTCCGTCCTTTCTCTTGCCGTAGATGTACTTATCCATGCTGCTTCGTCTCCTCCTGAGTCTGGTTGAGCAGCATGATTTCTTCCAAGGACAATTCGTTGCGAGCAACTGCCAGCACCTGCCTGTCCGTCAGGCCGTACTTGTCTCTAAGTGGCGCCAAAATCGCACACATATTCTTCTTGGTGAAGGGGACCTGCCCAGACGTGAGCTTGCTGTAAGCCTTCTGAATTTCAACGGCTACTTCTAACTGCATAGTTTAATATCTCCTTTCAGTCGATGAGTTGATGCTGCAACCCACGCAGCGCACTTTCGCAGGAAGCCGGGCGCTCAACGTTCAGTGTTGTCACCTCCGTCCATTATCGCCCCGCACCATGGGCAAGCAATAGCCTCGCTCATGTCTAATACATTCCCCTTATGCTGGGTATAGTGTCCGCATCTACTGCACAATGTCCCGCCGTTTCTGCGTTTCATCCACCGCCCATGCACCACCGGCACGGCATCAACTGTCGGCATATTGTCAATGTCGCATTTTTCCACATAGTCATCATTTGTTTCCCCGTAATCATTGGGGTATGATTTCCACCGGATTTTGTCTGCATCAACCAGCCGCATGGTCAGCACCTCCGCCCATCTTCGCTTCACCCACAAGGTCAAGGACTGCTGATAAAATTGCTCGATCTATAATTGCTTGAATATTTGTGCGATTTTCTATTACAACCGGCATTTCAGATAAGGACTTGTTATAATAAGCCGTTTTGCGAACAACCCACTTGCCATCCCAAAAATCAATAGAATAGCCGCTGGATTTTGATGCCTCCATTTTTGCCGACTTTGCAGTTCCAGTTTTCACAAAGTAGCTTTCTCGTGTCACCCACGGATTTTTGTATATCTTCATTCAACACCTCCGTCATGTACCGTTGTGTACTTCCAAATCAGCGTGTTCAGTTTTCTCAGCCCCTCCATGGTGATTAGGTCCTGCGCGCACAGCTCGTCCCGCAGGCGTTCCAGCGCTTCGATTGGGGCCACGTCGGCGGCAGAAATGCGAATGACAGCCGCTTTCAGACAGTCAAGCATCCGATTTTGTGCAGGGCTTCGGCATGGGCTGCGCTGTCCCTGCACAGCTCTAAGCACTGCTTCCCGCTTAATGTATTCAGCCATCTTCATCCCCTCCAAATTCCGCCTCGTACTGTTCCGGCGTGATAATCTCAATGTCCTTTGCGGAATAGCCCAAGGTGTCGAGGCATATCAGCTTCGCCAGTTTGTCTTTATCAAGGGCCGCCGCAGCGTCCTCATAGGATACGCCGGGTTTCGCCTCAAAGCTGATTTGAGCACCAAACGCCCCAGCCACTCTAAAGCAGATTTTATATTCAGCCATTGTCAGCCCTCCTCCACATAGCACCAGCTCTGGGGCGGGCGCTTAATGTCACCGCTCAATTTTTTGCAGCCTGTGCATTCCCATGTGTATTCTGCATGGCAAGAATCGCACGGGTCAGTTGCACGCTGGAACTCGCTTAGTTCCCGCGGCTGGTCATAGATCAGCAGGTCGGAGATGTGCCAGCCGTAACAACGCCCCTTATCGCCGATATAAGCTATAATTTCTGCCTGAGATAAGCACGTCGCAGGGGAAAAGGCGGCATTTGTCGGACACCATAGCCTGCCGCCATCGTATGTGATCGGGACGACCCGCTCACAGGTAAACTCTCCGACGACCTTGCCGCCGCCGTAAAACTGTGGCCTTGGATAGTCCGTCGCAATGAAGTCCTCGTGCGGATATTTTGGCAGCGTGCAGTAGATATAGCACTTAAACGGCGTATCCAGCCTTGGCCTCGTCTTGCGCACCTCAATCGTCTTTTCGCCGTTGGCAATCTTCTCCACCCACTTGGGGCGGATGCTGATAAGTACGGCTTTACTCATCCTTCTTCGCCTCCAATGCTTTCTCCGCCTCCTCGTGGGTGAGGAATACGGTCTTGCCAACGTCTGCGCCATCATTACGCAGACGATACGCGCAGAACCCGTCCGGCTTGCGATTGCACGTTGACATACACAGATTATCCTCATCCGTGCAAACAGCTCTGATGTCCGGGGCTTCAAGCTCCATTTCTCGCGGCACATTGTCATGGCCAGTCACCCATAGCGTGTCGCCCACCTTGCACGGTAGCACCACCAGCCGCCCATCTCTGTCGGCCTTCAACAGCTCCCGAATCCGTTCTACCTTTGACGTATCATCGCTAAAGGCAGATTCGATGATGGTCTTTGCGTTTTCGCACTGTTCCGGCGTCAGCCCCGTGTCTTCGTAGGCGGCAAGGCGGTTTGCCGCTGAAATATAATCGTGGTTTTTTACCCGCACACCATAAATTTCTTTTGGGTCTGCGCAATTTGCGTCTCTTTCCGTCAATCGTTCCATCACATTTTCTTTCCTTTCTGCCGTATTCCGTTCAGCTTGTCCCACTCTTTTCCCGCAGACCGGGCTTTCTCCCATTCTGCTTGCGCTCGCTTGGCAACGTCCAGCGGAATATTCGTAATGGGTTGCCCGTCATAAGGTCGGAGGAGCTCAAAATATGCCTCGGTGTGTCTTCTCTCTTCGTCAATCAGCTTTTTGCATCTTGCGTAATGGGCATCGTTCCGCTGCATTTCGATGCGTCCCAGCGCACGATCCAAATAATATTCGTTAGCCGCTTCCGCCAGCATTTCTACCACTTGCAGCAGTTCCGCCTTCGTCAGATCACTTGGTTTCAGCATTTTCCCGCCTCCGGCAGCTCCGGCAGCGGCGTCCAGTGGGTGATTTCCACAGCATCGTCTACCAAATCAAATTCGTCTTTCCCGTATTCCGCCAGATAATCCAAAAGGACAGGTGAATCCCAGTACCAACGTCCTCCGTAAAAACACGCAGTATCAGAGAACGGAATGCCCTTTATTTTTTCATAATACGGTTCCGGGTCTCTGTTTACCCACAGCACATTTACAAGAACTCGTTCCTCAGGCAGCCGCTCCTCCACCGGGATCCAGTGGGGCACCTGCCCCCGCAGTTTCTCAATCTCCTGCTGGAGCGCCGCGATGTGTGAGTTTTGATTCTCCAGCCGGTCAGCGGCTGCAAGCAGGTCTTTCTCCAGCCCTCCCAGCGGATCCATCATGTCCCCATTTTCCCACCAATCCGCGTGCTCACGCAGCGAATTTACGAGGTTTGTATCTCTCATAGTTCCTCCCCCAATCTCCAATCATCGTCCCGCACCTGAAACGCATCGCCCAGTTGTACGGTGTCCGGGTAATTGTGCTGTGTGGTTTGGATGGCGTACTTGTCGATCTCGGTTGCATAGTAGGCGGTGATCTCCGCGCCCAGTTTGTCCAGCGCGATATGGCCGCAGCTCATACCGTCGTACATGGAAAGCACTTCCACCGGCTCCTCCGTCAGCCCGGTAAAATGGCTCATAATGTGGGCAATCACGTCCACGGTCCAGCCATTGCCCAGCAGTGTAACTCCGATGTTCGACGGAACGCATGACGTATACCCCGCCGGTACTGTCTGTAGTTTTTCACACCCTTTTGCATTGAGGGAAAAGATGGCATCTCCAATCTTGTAAAGCCCCGTCTGTGCCCCTCCCGCACCAGCGAGAGCTTTAAGCGTGACAGACTTGCCGAGAATGTCATAAACCCTGACGGCCTGCCCGCCACTGTCCCCTGTTTTCCCGACCTGCCACGTCGACGCGAATTTTGCGTGCAGTCCGGCTTTTAGCTTCTTGAACTCACCTCCGTTATATGGTGCGAGATCATCAGCCGTCAGCACATCTAACAGGCACACACCCCTGTCCTCCGGCTGTTCCACACGAACTTGGCTGTATGTACCGTCCGGGTTCCGTCTGCCCACCCAATACAGCCGCTGGCGGTTTTGTGCGCTCACCAGGGCGGAGTTGATAAGCACGAATTCCACTCCCAGTTCTGCCGTGATCTGCGCCCGGATAGCGGGCGACATGGACTTGTTGTTCTCGTAGAGAAAGAAATCCGGCTTGTACTTGTCGCGGGCGATACGGTAGTTTAGAAACAGCTCCCAGCCGATGCCGCTGGCCTCTGTCTCGCGGTTCTTGGTCTGTGCGATACTCCAGTGAGCTAAGTGCATGGAGACCCGCCGATAAGCAGTTTAACCATGCAAAACCACCTCCTCCGAATACCTAAATTTATATCCGCCGGTCGATTTATAGCGGCGTTTCCCCTTGCAAACGCAAACGACCGTAGACGGATTTACCCCCAGTGCTATAGCAGCCTCTTTTATGCTGCTCCACAGGTGAATTGGCTCCCCGTCCATAGATAACTGCCATACGGGGCGCTCCTTCGCTTTGTTTCGTGCCCTTGCTCCTTGTCCATAGGAGTTTTGACGGGACATATTAGCCCATTCCAGATTTGACAATCTGTTATTTGTCTTATCTTCATCCAGGTGGTTTACAGTAAGAAGTCCGTTCGGATTTGGTAAAAAAGTATTTGCAACCACCCTATGTAGAAGCAGACTTCTTGCAGTTCCGTCTTTAGATAGATGCACTCGAACATAGCCGTTTCGCTCAACTTTTTGTTTTAGGATCCGACCCGTTCTTGAATTTCGTACCTCTCCATTATCCGAAACCTCGTAGAATCCTTCATACCCCGAAATTGGTCTCCAATGCGTGCAGGGCGAACCGCCGATCAATAGTTTCATATGTCCTCCACCTCCTGCCCCCAGAAATTATCCATGCATCTCTGGCAAATATCGACGTCGAGGCAGCAGCTGCCAACCGGATGGTATGTGGTATCCAACAACTTTGCGCAGAAAGAAGGCTGTCCTTTATCATTCAGTATCACATTCGGGAACATTTTCAGGAACTCGCTCTGGCGGGTTTTGATGGGGTGATCCTTTGCCCATTCCTCAACTTCGGCCACAACTTCCTCTGGTGAATCCGTCTTTTGGCCAGTGCATGGATAAATGAAACGATTCTTTGGCACTCCCTGTTCATTCATGCGTCTTAACTGCTTAACAAATTCAATGGCATCCATCACTTTTCCTCCCCTTCCTCGTCCAATTCGTTGAAATACTGGCTCCCGCAATAGGGGCAGCCCACCTTCCGAAACCGCTCAAAAAAGCAGTCCGGGCGCGGCTCCGAACCGTCTAAGATCAGCGGGGCTTCAAAATCTGCGCCGCAGGTTTCACAGTGATACATGGTGTTTTCCTTTCTCCGGGCGGTAAACATCTCCCCGGTTCCATGCCTTTGTGGCGCAGTTCAGGACGTGATACGGTCTGGTCCGCGCCCCGCAGGAAGCGCACACCACGGCGAAGTCAAAGGGTGGCGCTGCGTCCTCCATCCGCTCCCCACTGTACATCCCGCACAGGGCGCACGGTTCCAGTACCCGGTGCTCCCCAGCTCTCCGGTTTCCCCTGTTCACGGCGTTCCACCTCCCAGTAGGACCTTTGCCAGAAGAACCGCCAGCAGCAGTAAAAAGCAAATTCCGCCGATCAGGGCGGAGGTGTCCGCCCGCTCCCGCCGCCGCTGCTCTCTGGTCTTGCGGTTTTTCTCCGCCCGCCGCCGTTCCATCTCCCAATAGGCTTCCTGTTCCCAGTAATCGTTGCTGTGCTTCATGTCCCGCTCCTTTCGTGTCTGGCCGTTCTTGGGGCCTCCCTCCGCAGCTTTCGTTTGCACCGACTTAGAAAATCCGCGTCCATGTGCATCT